CAAAGAACTAAGAACTTATTAAAGTTAGCTCTTAATACAAAGTATCGTAGAATCCTTACAGGTTTTCCCGTAACGCAATCACCGTTAGATTTATATAGCCAAAGTGCATTTTTATCTACACAGTTATTGGGTTACTCATCGTTCTATTCATTTCAAAACAGATATGCAAAAGTTATTAATAGAAATATGGGGCAACGAACTTTTAGACAGGTGGTCGGCTATCAAAACTTAGAAGAACTAACTGATAATGTAAATGAGTTCTCTTACAGAGTGTTAAAGAAAGAATGTTTAGACTTGCCTGATAAAGTTTATCAACGCAGGGAAGTTGAATTAACACCTGAACAAAAGAAAGTTTATAAACAATTAAAAGATTATGCTATCGCACAATTAGAATCTAGTGAATTAGTAAGTGTTACTTCTGTTCTAACACAGATTCTTAGACTACACCAAGTTGTTTGTGGTTTCGTTAAACACGATCAAGGTGATGAAGTAGAAATTAAAAACAATCGTTTAGATAGTTTATTAGACGTATTAGCAGAAACTCAAGGTAAAGTTATTATCTGGGCTAACTATCAATACGATATTAAACGTATCTTAAAAACATTACACGATACTGTAGGCACAGAAGCAGTAGCAACCTACTACGGTGAAACGTTAGATGAAGATAGACAAAAAATAATTAAATCATTTCAAGATCCTGATTCACCACTTACTTATTTAATTAGTAATGTACAAACAGGGGGTTATGGTATTACATTAACCGAAGCAAGTACCGTGATTTATTATTCGAATAATTATGATTTAGAAAGACGTTTACAATCGGAAGATAGGGCTCACCGTATAGGACAAACAAATAAAGTTACTTATATTGATCTTATTGCCAAAGGTACGGTTGATGAAAAGATCGTAAAAGCTCTTAGAAATAAACTCGACCTAGCACAAGAAGTACTAGGTGATGAAAAGTGGAAGGACTGGATTACCTAATTTTTGGGGGCATTACGCCTCGAGAAGAAACTAAATTATCAAACACCTCTTGTTTTTGTAAATCTTTTAATATAGAACCAAAAGTTTTAGCATCTCTATCAGAAAGAGTTCTACCACTTTGACCAGACAGCACCTCTCTGTGTAAAGCTACGTCTTTATCAGAAATAGCTCGACCTGTTTGAGAATTATCTTTCACATTTTCCATGATCATTTGTTTCAAAACTTCAGCGTCTGTTAAAGGCAGACCGTCTTGAGCATATAAAGGTCCACCATTTTTCACCAGCATCGGGTCTTCTTGACCAACCTGTGCTATCATCTGAGTTGCGGTTTGTAAGATATCGATAGCTGTTTGAGGATCTCCACCCGTTCTACCCATCGTCGCTTCAGCTAACATTGCTGCGTCTTGTTCAACCGATACAGGTTCTTCTACAGGCATATCTTGACCCCCCATTCCTGGTGGGGGTCCCATTGGGGGTTGTCCGCCACCCATCGAAGCTATACCACTGTTCATAAGAGGCTCTCCTGTCATTGAAACCTGATTTGGTATATTAGGTTGTGGTTGTGGTTGTGGTGGTCCTCCCATTGGTGGTCCTGGAGGAACGTTTTGTGTGCCGCCTGTTGTTCGTATGCTCATTAAATCTTCTATTCCGTTTGCCATTTTATCTCCGTGGTTTAAAACCTGATTGGAACACTTGAGTAAGTGTATCATTTTGTTTATTTAAGGGCAACCTAGATAGCCCACTATTTAACATATTATTATTTCCCATAGGTACTCGACCACCACCTTTCATTCCTGTTGGTTTAGGTCTAAGCGGACTATTTTCGAATCCTGGAGTGCTACCAAAAACACTTGGATCCATCGGTCTTGTATATCCTGCATTAACATTATCTAAAGGTCGTTCGTAAGGGATAACTGTTTCATATGATCTACGTACAGGTGGTATATAAACTTCTGGTGGTATTGTTCCTGGAGGTCCTTCTCCTCCTCCTGGAATATATCCATCGGGTAAATCTCCTGTTACGGGATCGGTAATTACTACAGGGGTTGTAGGATCTCCTGGAACTAAAACATAATCACCACCAGTTTCAGGATCAACAAAAGGATAGTCTGATACAGGAATATCAACATCGATTACATCATCATTCACTATACCTAATTCAGGAATGTTGAAATTAAAGTCAGGAAAATCAACAACACTTAAATCTGGTTCAGGCGTAGGTGTATTAAATACTTCTGTATACGGATTATCAACGAACGTTGGTATATCAGGAATATTTGTTAAATCTACATCTTCAAAACTAAGATCAGGTGAAGTAAAAGGTACATTAAATAACGTAGGATTAAAATTTGTATAATCGATATTTGGTGCTGTCGGTAACGAAGCTATCCCTTGTTCAGCTTCAGTTGCTTGTATATCTTTAAAATCAGCAACGTCTGCTTCGTATTGATCTGTTGCGTTACCTCTAGCATTGTTCGCTTCTTTACGCATATTCATAACGTCGACAAGTTCAGGATTCATTATTCCTGTCATATCGAAATCTTCGAATTGGAACATATTGTTATTAAATCTAGCCATTAGTTAGTTGTTCCTGCTTCTTCTGTATCGATCTCCTCGTTAGTAGGAAATAACCAATTCGCTGTATCACTCGCCACACCGCTGATCGTTGCTCCTACTAAAGGAGGAGCCCATAAAGGAGCTGTACTCATACCCCCTCTAAGATTAGCGGGGAGTATTCCTGACTCCGTAGGCGTTGCTGCTGTTCTTAGCCATTCGTCTATTAAATTAGAGTATTCTTGACTACGGAAAGGACTATCAGAGTCTGAAAGAAAAGCAGTATCACTTTCACTTTCACCGTAAAGGGCTCTTAAATCTCTACCTATATCATAAGCATGAACACTGTCTAAAGTGTTAAGAAAACGAACAGCATCCGTTACGTTTTGTTTTCTATTAAGTTGTTTTGCTACTTTTTCTAACTTTTTTTCATCTAAAATTATTTCACCTAAAAACCTATTAACTTTATCAGCTAAAGCTCTTTCTCTCCAACCCAGTCTCCAAGTGTAAGGGTTTAAAGGACCAAATAATAACCTACCTAAAACAGGCAATTCTACACCTTTTGCTTGTTTTGCAAATAAAGTGGCTCTTGCTCTTTCAGTTCCTATTTCTTCTGCTCTTTTCCAATATTGAACAGCCGCGTTTATTGTTCTTAAATCATCTATTGTTTGTTTTCCTAAAAACGGTTCATAAAGTTTATCAAAACTTACATTAACTACTTTATCATTTTTACCCATAAGCGGGAAATCTTTTGTTAGTAGTTCATTAAGTTTATCTGCATCGATAACTTTTCTGCCTCCTTGATACTGCACTATTTGAGCATAGATATCTTGTCTAGCGGCGTGTTGAACGGCTGCTATTAAATCTTTATCTCCATTACGCTTTAAAATTTGCATTAATTTCTGTCTTCTACCCACTGCTCCCGAAACATTTTCTAGTCCCCTTCCTCTAATTATATCAAGGATCATTGTTTCAGGGTCTGCGTTTTTACCAAAAAGTGGAGCAAATTCATCATGTATTTTTTCTAACGTTTCTTCTCTCTTTCTAAGAGTTCTATTAACAAAATTTATAGAACTGTTCATGTCATCCCACTTAGGTCTAAGTATTTGACCTTCAAATCCTTTTTCAGGAAAAATAGATTTTATTAAACCTCCGTGTTTTTTCATCCATATATCGTGAGCTTTGGTCATTGCTGCAAAGTCTTTTTTGCCTTCAACAGACATAAAAGGCTCAATTACATCTCGTTTATAGTTCGCACCAATAGCTTTTTGTAATTGAAGTATTGTTGGTAAACCTTCTGGAACCGCCTCGTCTCTTAACATATGTATTAATGCGTCTGCTACAGGATGATAATCTGTACCTCCCGCCCTACCCGTCATTAAAGAATTTATTAATGCTTTTGGGTCGTCTTTTCCACTTTTTATTAATTGTTGAATAAATCGATGATTAGCAACTTCGCTCCTATCTCTAAATTGATTTAATGTGTCCCAATAATCTTTACCCCACCCCGTTCGATTCATAAAAGCGTCAACGCCTTCTCCTGCAGGTTTCTTTTGCAACGCTGCTTTTCTTAACATAAGGTCCATTTGATTGTCAATCGCACCTATTAAATCTTTAATAGCTGCTGAAGTTGGTTCACTTATTTTACCACCTATAGAATTCTCTAATCCCCATAACTTAGTTCTCATCTCGTGCAGTTCACGAAAAGAGACATTAGCTCCTCCAATTTTTCCCTCACCAAAGCCTCTTAACCCTCTAATATTTACTATATCCTCTAATACTTCTGCAGTTTTAGGACCGTTAATATTTTCACTTAACCATTTTACAAGCTGTTTATCTTTCCTAAAAATCTCGCCTTTGCCTTTTTTAAACAGTGATTGTATTTCTTTTGCGAGGGGAGAAGAAGGAGTAATTTTAACATTTAGTCCTCCGTAAAGATCTTTTAGCTGATTTAACTTCTCGTTTACGGGTTTCATATATTGTTTTTGCATTAAAGCAAGACGAGAAATTTGAGGATTTCTCATCATCCCCACTACAGAGTCTGGGTCATCCACCATTTGAAATAAATACTTACTTAGAGCAACATCTTCGCCAATTTCTCCTGGAAGTTTATTCGAGGCAGGGAGTATTCCAAGAGCTGTAATATCATCAATACCTAATTCTAATAATTCTTTTTCTCCTTTTTGCCAATTTAACATAGCGTTTTCAAACATATCCCAAGTTCGATCAATTTCGTCTTTTAATTGTTGTTCAATAACACCGCCTCTTTTACCTAATTGCTGACCTAAGTCTGCTGCCGCTTTATAAGCTCCTTCTTTGGTTCCCGTATTCATAAGAATATCTTGAACAAACAATAAACGTGATGCGTCATTTTGTAGAATTTGATTTTCTAACATTTCGAAGGTCATATCTCCTGTTAATCCTTCTTTTCGCATTAAATTCACCATACTTAAAGCAAAATCAGCATCAGGTCCTAGTGACCCCTCACCTAAAAACATTTTATAATTTTTACCCGTAACTTGTAGAATACGTTTTTTTATTTCAGAGGGCGTTTTTCCTATTAGATCATCTAAGAGAGCGTTAGCTTCTTTACTTCCTTCTTCTATTCCTGCTGCTTTAAGACCTGCTTGGTAATCGTTTCTTAAATCCATCATTCTTGTTGCAATATAATCAGGAACAGGTTTGTTTGTTATAAAATTCCACGCTCCTCGCATACCCGCTAACCCAGCAGTTATTGTTGCGTTACCTGCTGTTGCAAAAGCAGCTAACATCCCTGAATCTTTAGCGGCTTGCCAATAATACTCATCAGGGCTCATCATACCTATATCTTTTGTAAAGGCTTCGTAACCAAGGGCTAGTCTAGTAAATTCTCCAAATCCTGCTCCACCCCCCATAGCAGCCGCATCGCGTCCCCACTCTATAAATTTTCGTGATGGAGATTTATAAAATCTTTGATAAGGTTTTCGCCATGCTCTAAGTATTTTTAATGCTCCCAGTTCTCCAGCAAGAGCAGGAGTTTCTCTTGTTAAAAATTCGGCAAAATCTCCGCCATCTACTCCTGGTGCATTAAAAGGAAAAGCTTCAACTAAATTACCCTCTTCGTCATATTCACGTCTAATAATAGGTCCTTGCTCTCCTATCGGTCTTCCAGGATATAAATATTCAGCTTCAGGTAAGCGATAACCAAAATCATCATACTGAACAGGACCGCTAATAATACTTTGAACATCTCTAGCTGATTTGTTCCTAGGCAAAGTAGCGGCTTTAAGTCTTTCCCATGTGCCTGTTCCTTCTTCAAAAGTAATTCCTTGTTTAGCTAAATCATGTGCTTTTGAATAAATGTTTACATGATGCCATTCAGGATTTACATACCCTTGGGTACTAAAAAAAGCGTCCTCTGCCCCCATGATTCTTTTAATTTCATCAGGGTCAGTTGTTGGAACAAAATTTGGATTATTTATATTAGTTTGTAAATAATTTTGCCATTCGTTAGTTTCTGTTATTCTAGGTCCAGGTTGAATGGAAATAGGTGGTCGGAGTTTTTTTCTTTCTGTATTTAATAAGTTTTCCATTTCTTCAGTAAACGTGATCCCTTCTTTTTTAAGATATATTTCATCGTATTTTGCTAAATCTTCTTCAGGCATTTGATCGTACAAAAACAAAAATTTTAATTGTTGGTCTTTGAATTTGTCTCCTACTAATACATTTGGATTAATAGCCGACGAGATAGGCGTATTTGCGTAGTCCTCTATGGTGTATTTTTCTGCCATACTTAACCTACACCTGACCTACCACGACCACGAGGTCCTGTGGGAACAGGAGGGAATTGAGTTTCTCCAGGACCTGTACTTCCACTACGTATTTGCTCTATCATTTCGAAGTATTTTTTATAGTAATCGTTTTCCCAATTTAATCCTGGAATCGGATCTCTTTTTACAGCATCTATTCCATGTTCTTTCCTAGCCGCTACTAACGTCATTAAATATTGATGATAGGGGTTATTCTCTATTCCTTCTCTAAGCCAAGCCTGTGGAATGCTATATAATTTTTGTGCCCCCGTTTGCTGGTCTATGGTGCCTGTTAACCATCGTTCTGACCAAGGAGTTGCATCGTTATAGTCTCTTCTATAATCTGCGGCTAAACTATTTTTCTCATGTTCCGACATTTTTATAGAAAGGGTGTTTAATTGTGAATTATACCAAGTAGTTAAAGCTCGTATTGCTCCTTGGGGATTTCTTGGTCCTTTATTACCCTCTCCAAAAGAAGCTCCTAACTGTTCTAAGTGTAATGCTAAATCTTTATCTGATAATGTTCTACCTGTCTGTCCATTGGCTGCTGCGGCTAAATAAGCTAAATTAATCATAGCACTTCTAAATTCAGCATCGTTTCCTGCACTGCCAAACAGTTTTGTAAAATTAAGATCTTTCCTTATCGTTGTCATTGTTCCGTCTGCATTCATTACTTCTTCAGTGTAAGGAATTGCTTCTACGTTTAAAAAAGCATCAGACACCTTTCCTGTTTTTTGGTCAAGCCAACTTAAATTGTCTCCGTTTTCTATTTTAGGAGAAAATAACCCTATTTCTACTCCCGCTGCTTTTAGATTATTACCTAAACGAAGAACAGGACCTAGATACGTTGTAGTTATATCAGCACTTTGCATTATATTTTCTATAAGGTCATTTATTATAGGAGTTGCCCCTTTAAGCGTTGTAGCTGCTGTTTCTAATTTATCTCTTTCTTCCGTCCAAGTTTTTTTAGAATCTGCACCACTAGCTCTATAGCTATCTGGTCTAGGAGGCTCCCCAACAATCCAATTAGGGCTTCTATAATATTCTCCTGGTTTTACTTTTTTACGGGTTCCGTTTTCGTCTATGGTTACATCTTCTTTTTTCCCTAAACTTTGGATGTAAAATCCTCCATTAGGTCCTTCTATCGCACTACGAGCGATAGTTGAATCCTCTATGTTGTAGGCAGGGCTAACGTTTAATGTTTTTGCTAATTGAGCTGTAGTGTAGTCTCCAATAAAATCAGTACGTGCAAGATCGCTTGCACTTCTAATTTTATTTAAAGCACTTGAAGTTGATGTAAATGCAGAAAGTTCTCTAGGGTCAGTGAAAGCTAAAGCGGGGAGGTTTTCTAATGCCATTCGTCCCCATTTTTTCCAACCTGAAAGTTCTCGGCTTGGTCCATATAATTTATCCGCTTCATATCGAGCCTCATCTCCTTTTAATATTTCACTTTGAATATCTTCTAGCGAATATGTTTTCTCTACATCAGTTGGTGTAGGAGCAGGAGCAGGTGCTGGTTCTCCTGGGAAAAAATAGTTACCTAATCCCTGTAATAAAAAAGGTGCAATAGCTGCATAAGGATTAACTTTAGCAGGAGCTTGAGGAGGAGTTTGTCTACGTGCGGTAGGAAATCTAACAGCCGCAGGAGCTAGTTTTACAGGTGTAATTCCAGGACTTTGCTGTCCACCAAACTTAGGAAAAGGATTTAAACTAGGTAATCCGTTTGCCATTATGAATAGTTTCCGTACATTGGATTACCATAAAAACCACCTATACCACCAAATCTAGGATCTCCACCGTATTGTGTTCCTGTATTTAATGAAGGAGCATACATTGCATTAGTAGTTGGAGTAGCACCTGCATAACCGTAACCACCTGCCAACGGTCCAAGAGCCGCGGTAATCGAACCAACGTTTTGTAATGTTTGCATCGGTAAGTTGTATTGACCAACAAAGTTTTGATAACCAAGATCCATTAACGATTGTTGTCTGCCTCTACCTAATCCACCTAAAGCTAATTGTTGATTAATATCGTTTTGTTGTAATGTTTGTAATGCGGGAGCCATACTACCGTATTGTTGACCTAATTGACCAAAGCCTTGAGTAAACTGAGAACCTAACCCTGCTAATCCTTGACCACCTTGTAATCCCATACCGAACATTCCTTGACCTAATTGTCCTTGTAATCCTGCGAATTGGGCTTGTCTACCTTGTTGTGCTTCGAATGCTTGTTGTGCTCTATTTGCTGCGTCTTGAAAACCACCTGAACGTATACCTGCAATCGCTTCTGCTACTCCACGTTCTTGTTGCCTAGCTAATTCACTTTGAGCTAACCTACCACGTGACCCACCAAAAGCTCCTTGGGAAACAGCTCTATCTCTAAGAGCCATATCTTGTTGTGCCCCTTGTCGGTCTAAATCTGTAAGTGTTTGTTGAACAACTGCGTCTTCAAAAGGATTATAAAAACTACCTATCCCACGTGGGTCAAAAGACCTTGTAGCTCCTTGACCTGTAATATTAGCTTGAGAAGTTAAATCCCTACCGCTTCTTAAACCTTGAGATATTTCATCAGCCCCACGTACTGTTCCTGCTCTAGAAACATCTGCGGCTTCGCTTAATAAATTCGCTTGTTCGCCTAAATAAGGTCTATAACTACCAATAGCCGCGTCTTGCAGATCCATTGCATATCTTTCTCTAGGATCAAATTGAGCTACTCGTGGACCTGTATAAGTAAACGGACTACTATCAGGTCTCCCCATGTTTTCAAACTGGTCAGTTAAAAACTGTTTTGCGTAAGGAAAAATACCTGTACGTAAAAAATCGCCTATATAACCCGCGGGGGCTTGACTTGAATATTCTTGTTCTTCTCTAGTTGCCATAAATTATCCGTATCTTAAATTTCCCATTTTATTAAACGCTTCTAAACGAGCTAAACCTTTAGCATGACTACCATCACCCGCAGCATCAACAGCGGCTTTAGAAAGCATAAACTCACCGTTACTTGCCATTACAGGTATAAGGTCATCTTTAGGACCTCCTGGACCTCTCATCTGTCCTCCGTGAGGCATAAACATCGGTCTTTGTAATACTTTACCTTGATTAGCAAAAGTAACTTTAGAACCACCAATCGGTTGTATATTCATTTGTGCTGATCTTCTACGTGCTGAATTTCCTGGAAGTGTTTGTGTACTAACCATACTGCCTTTACGTTTAGGTGGATCAGTCATTAAAGTAGCAAGAACTTTAGTTAATGAACCTACTCCCGCTTCAAATAATTCAGGATCTGTTGCATATATATTAGCAAATTTTTGTATTCCTGTTTGTTCTTGTCCTACTTCAGGTATTTGCATATCATCAATCGAAGGTTTTAATTCATTTTGATCCATACTTATTTCTAAAGCATCAGGAGAATAAGGATCCATAGTTTCTATTTTAGTGAAATCAATCCCCTCAGGACTTTTTAAATCTTCTATAGATAGCCCTAATATATCTAAAATACCACTACCATTAGCCTTATATTGAACAGGTCCACCGTATGCAAGACTAGCTAACCCTTCTAGGTCAACTCCTGATTGTTGTAACATCGCGATTAGTTTTTCTTCTTCAGTTAAGTTTTCTGGCTCTGCCATATTTTCAGCTTCGAAATCACCAAAGTCTTCTACCGTAGTACCTTGAACAGGAGTAACTTGAATATCTCCTCCAGGTTGTAACGAAGGAGCAGTTCCTCCACCGATAGCAGCTTTAGGATCGTTACGTGTATTACTAGCGTATTTAGTTGCCGCTAACGTAGTTAAAGCGGGGACAATAATACCCCAAGGTATAGCCATTAGAATCGACTCCTAGCTTTTGTTTTCTTGCCTTTAGACGAATAAATTACGAAGTCAGAACGACGACCTTTATTCTTTTTGTATGTCTTTTTATCAACTCCAACCATTGTTTCCTCAGCGTTTATAAACGTTTTGCGAGTTATAGCTCACCCCGTAAACTGCAGCACATGGCTGAATCTTTGATTATATATCAAAGAAAGGGTTAATGTAAAACCCTTTTATAGTCATCTTCGTTGTGATCAGTGATGATTACGTCAAGCATACCGACGACATTTACGTTATATTGTTCCGCAGTTTTCTCTGCGGCTTCAAATGATTCTGCTACAATATTAGGACCTTCGTAAAAACGTCCGTCATGTAGAAACTCTGTAATAAAAACTCGCATTAGCCGTTTAATGGGTTATCGTCCTTTTTATCTAATTTAGTTTCTACTTTACGTACGTTATCGTCTAAACTTTCTAAATCAGCTTTAATCGTAGCTATATCTGTTTTAATTTCAGTAACGTCTGGAACAGCTATACCGTCAATACTTTTTTCTAAAAACTGTACTGATGTTTCGATAGCCGCAAAACGTTCTTCAATAATCTTTTGAGCGTCTTCGGTATCTCCAATACCACCAATCTTAGCTTCTAAGTTTTCTATTCTGTTAACGTAAGTCGCACCTGTGTAGCCAAACCCTGCAAGAGTTGAAACAATACCCACAAGAGCTATTATTTGCGTTGTTTTATTTTGAAACCAATCCATATTATTTCTCCTATAACGGTGGTTGTAATTTTATTATATCGTTCATTTTGCTTATATTACTACCCGCAAGCCCATAAAACGCATTTATATTATCAGGCATCGTCTCAGTATAGATAGTTTTAGGCGTATACCATTGATCTTGATCAGCTAGTATAACGGTTTGATACGTATTAAATCCAGGAACAAAACCCATATAAGCAATAATTGTATCTTCTGAACCGTATTCACCTGTTTCTTCTTGTTGGGCTTCTACTTCTTCCTGTGCGGTTTGTAAATTTTGTGCTATTAAATCTTCTACTGTAGTATCTGTATCAGACGATGTATCCATGGAACTAATTGATGTATCTATTTGGTCTTGTACCGTATTAGTATTTACGTTAGCTACAACAACCGAAGTATTAACATCGGTTGCATTCATAGAATCACTGGTAGAAGAACCAGAAACAGACATAGAACTCATGTCTAATACTTGATTTGTTTGTACTGTAGCGGAAGCAAACTGGTCTGACATACTTGGAGAACTGGTCGTACTTATACCTGCGTTACCTGACGAAGCCCCTGTAGAACTATTACCTACAGCGTTACCAGAAGCCGCACTATTACCTGTAGCATGAATACTATTACCAGAGTTAGTACCGCTAACACTTTGATTTGCTACTGTTATAGTAGAAGCAACAACTCGTAAAGCTATATCCCTACTAATAGAACTTTTACCTGTAGCTTCTTCTCTTTCCGCAGTTTGAAACTCTTCTTCAAAAACTTCTTCGAACTCTTCTACGATTTCTTCTCTTTCAATTCTTTCTTCTTCTATTTCTGCTTCTGCTATACGTTCTTCGATAGCTTCAAAAACTTCTTCTACTGCCTCTTCTTCGAAAATTTCTTCAATAAATTCTTCTTCTGGCTCATCAAGATCAGCAAGTTCTTCTTCAATTCGTTCTTCAATTCGTTCATTAATTTCTTCTTCGAACCACTCTTCTAATTCATCTATAGAAGTAAATTCAATAAATGTTTCAGGTTCACTGTAATCTTCTACTAGAAATGTTTCTTGGAATATAAATTCTTCTAATAATAGTTCTTCTTGATGATGAAAAGGATCATCTGCTCTAAACATAAAATCATCAATAAACGTTAGTGGTTCAGGTTCGTAAAAAACTATAAGTTCTTCTATAAAAGGATCTTCAAAATAATCGCTAGGGTTATCTCCAAACTCTTCAAAAGGGGGGAACATTTCTTCCTCATACATCTCTATAATTTCTATAGGATCTTCAAAACCATATTCATCGTAATCAAAATCATCTTCGAATATACCTGTGGCAAATTGTTCTTGCTCATCAATAAAACCATAGTCAACATTAGTATCGTCAAAGAAAGCTACTGATTCTTCTTGGCTATAACCTGCACAAAAAGGTGCGTATTGTGGGTCTTCATCGCATTGTTGGTCGTCATAAGCCTCCCAATAACTAGGACAAGACAGGCTATATAATTGATCGAGATTACATTGTTGTGTTAAATAAGCTGCTGCATATCCTGCACAAGATTCGTTATTTAGTGGATTGCTACAATCTATAGCATTACCAGTACCCACACCATATAAAGAACCACCACTTTCTAATAAAGTATTAGATGATGTGTTGTTCCAATCACTATTTACACATGAACTAGAATTAGTTGTACCTGTACTACATTCATCATGGTATAAATAAGTATAAACTTGTGAAGTACCACTTCCTATCTCACCAATTAGAACATCGTGTTTAATTATATTTAACGCACCATATCTAAATTCAAAAGTATCGTTAGTCCAAAGTATGACTTCAAAACTGTTATCGGTGTTGCTTCTATTATATTCACGCAAGTTATACCAACCAAAAACAGTTTTATCGCTAAAACTTTTCGCTAACATCTTAGAGCCATTATCTCTAATTAAATCAGTCCAAAAAGGATATAAGGTATAAGTATGTTGTCCTGTTAATGGATCAGGCGTGTAATCATTACAGTAAGCACCTGTAGTTTTAAAATGTAAACAACCATTGGTAGCCATTCTACCTTGTGTAAAAGATTCACCATAGAAATCAAAGGTAAACCCTAGATTAAATGCAGATGACACTTGGTCATCTGCTGAATTTAAGTTTGTAGTACCTGATTCACCTGTTAAATCAATTAAAGGCTGATTGGCTTCGTATATATATTGACTTAATACATTAAGACTGAGTAAACAGACTACTATTGTGCATAAAATTCTTTTTTGCATTGTTTTTCTGTTTTAGTTTTTCTTGTATAAATTGTTTTTATGCCACCAACAACATCTTTCTTTATTTTATCTCTGTTAGGGTTTCTCTCGTGTGTGCATTTAGCTATAAACTCTTCTAAAGCATCGTCTTTATCAGGTCTTTTGTGTGGGTTCTCTTGCCACGCTACAGTAGCTTCTTTACCTATTTTGCCCTCATACGGACAAGGCGTACCTGCCATTGACATAGCTTTAAATACTCTTTCGTCTTGGCATAACAACGCAACTGATGCTACTTTCATGCCCATATCGTACAAATACTTGGATAATTTTAACCTTTCACAGTTTTTATCTGTAACTGTTTTACCACCTGAAAAACCAAATACTTGTCCTTGAAACGCACCTGATACGCCAGTAGTACATAAATCTTGTGAATAAGACATTATAGATGGAGCAATAGCAGATGCAGGAGGAGCTTCTGATTTAATATTTTGGTTAATTGTCTGCGTGCTATTAGATTCGTTTATATTTCTGTTGGTGTTGTCTGATGTTGTATTGTTATTATTTTGATTAACATTATTAGTAGTAACGTTGGAATCTGATTCAGATTTATTAATGTTCGTATTTGTATTGTTCGATGTTGAAGTCGAATTATTTGTATTGTTTACGTTTTGATTTACTGTTGAATTAACGGTAGATGTTGACGTAGAAGTGTTAACGTTATTGTTTGTATTAGTATTGTTCGAAGTCGAAGTCGCTGTCGATGTGTTGATATTATTATTCGTGTTGGTGTTGACATTAGTGTTCGAATTCGTATTCGTTGCTGTGGTCGTCGTCGTGTTCGTATTAACATTTGTGTTGCTGTTTGTGTTCGTGTTTGTGTTCGTGTTTGTGTTGGTGTTTGTGTTCGTGTTCGTGTTGGTAGTTGTCGTTGTATTGGTAGTATCTAAACTATTGTTTTCACAATATTGCGTTCCATTAGTACAAGCTGTTCCTGCTTGTTGATTAGATTGAGCGTTTACAGAAACAGAAAAAACCGTTACTACAGCTATCCCTAATAGAAGTGCTACCCATGAGAAAAAATGATCTAATCTTCCTTTTTTCAAGAATCTTCACCTTTAAATTGTTTACTACTACCTGTTGTACCTGCGTATAAACCAAACCAAGCTGCACCTGCACCAACTACAATAGAAATAAGACCTGATTGTTCAAATGTAGGTTCAGGAAGCTCCATAAACCATATTGTGCATTTATACAATAAAACAATATAAACGGTTAAAAAAGCTCTAGGGAAAATACGCCATGAATCTACTGCTTTCGCTAAATGAATCCATTTTTGATGTGGGTTAACTTTATCATCAGCCTCAAGATCTCTAATTTTGTCTTTTAAATCAGATATTTCTTGTATCATCGCCATAAATTTGTTGAGATCCATCTCAACTTCATTACGATCCATATCTCCGCCAAATCTACCTTGTCCATCGTTCATATTATTTCTCCGTTTCTACTGGAACAAACTCTCCTAACTCTATTAATTTACGTCTGTTTTCCATATGCTCTGCTTCAACGTCTTCTTTACTTTGTCCATGATACCTAACTGCAAGAAAATTTAATATCATTTTTTCGTTAATATTAATACCGTCTACGATAACAGCTCCTAGAACACGTCCATACTTACCTTTAGAATCTTTGAGTTTAGATTGTAAAACAACTGTTTTACCGTTTGTTATTGAATCTTTTAAGAACTTAGCCGCAAGTTTACCTCTGGCTTTTTCGTCTTTATTTCTGGTTCTTGATTCAGGTGTATCAATCCCATAAAGACGTACACGACACTTGTGAAGAATAGAAAACCCAAGATCAAGGATAACATCAATAGTGTCGCCATCAACCACCCTAGTAACCGTACAGTTATATTCATACATATTTAATCTCCTTTCTAAGCGTCTATAGTGCGTTTTAAGAGCTTTTCTTTATTTCGGCGTGTGTTTCCTTCCTTTTCTAAAATAAAGCTCCTCAGTGAGCTTAGAAAACCGCTTTAAGCCATTACTTCTTCTTCCCTTTTTTAATTTTCCTCTTTTTCATTTTCTTAGCATAAGCTTTTGCTGCTGCTTTCCCTTTAGGTGTGTATGAAAAATGTTTATTTCCTACTCTTGGCACTATAATCCTCCTTTTAATACCCTATCTCTTAACCTAGTCGCACGAGGTCCTACTTGTGTAGCCCAACGACTATCCATCATCTCAACTGCAGCAGTATTCCAATCTTGTTTTTCTATTGCAGTTAAAAATTTTTGAAATTTTAATAACCTTGTAATACCTAAATTAAAACACATATTGGCTAATACACGTTTTATATCTTCAGGCTGATTAGACGCCCAAGGCATATTTCTTTCTAAATCAGTAAATACAGACTCTATATCTTTTTCAAAACATTCGATAACTCGTTCCTTTGATACTGGGGTTCCAACTGGTTCTCCGTATTCGGGATCGCTTTCAAGTACAAGGTGACCAATACCAAAAGTGGGATAACCCAAATGATCATTGTAAATTTCATAGATACAACCTTCGTCAAACTCTAATTCTTCTCTTAATTTATTAATATTCATATTTAATTTATCCCTATTTCTATTGAGGTAGCTCCACCAGTAGCTACAGTTATATTGCCTATTTGTGCTACCGCTTGAACACCCTTTTCGTTGCCAGAATATAAATCTACCCATTGTTCACCAGTCCATAACTGTAACTGGTTAGTAGAAAGATTCCATATAATATCCCCGCCATTAAATTTATTTATATTTCTTTGTTCTTCGTTTACTGCTAATGTTGCATCAATGTCGACTCTGTTTAAACTAAGTTCTAAAACTCTTACTAATCTATTAAAAGTTTCAGACGAAATCTCACCAATAGCAATAGGTAATTTAGTTTCTAATAATTTACCCACTATCTTTTACCGTCTGGTCTAAAATTCAATCGCATTGCTCCTACTCTAAAACCAACACCTTCGGTGCTTCCTGAAGCTCCATCGTCGTCTGATTCTATACGTAAAACAGCTTGTCTACCTCTAACTCTTGTATCTATTTTAGTAGTTGCTGAATCACAAGTACTTGTTACTGCTGTTGTTAAACTTTCTCCTGGAAAATTTCTACGTTTTAAAACAACATTAACACTTTGTCCGCCGCTTCCTGTTGAACCTGTTCCTGTAAATTTAATATCAGGGATAATTCTACTAATAAATTGAAAATCTTCTCCTCCTGGATCAAGATCAAAATCACTTGATTCAATAAACACGTTAGTCATAGCCGAACCGTCGTTATCGTTACCGATTTCGTGGTTATAAACGTACCCTACATCAGAGGAGGAAGATACTGCTTTAGGATTATCAAAAATACCTTCGTCTATCCACGCTGTTCTTGATAAAGTACCGATTGTCCAAACTTGTTCTTCATAATTAAAAACCACGTATTTATCTATAACTGTTGCGTCAGCACTACAATAAAACCACCCAACCTCGTCAAACGCTTTATTTACAAAACCAAATATTTGATAACTTTGTATTTCGTTTATATTACTAAAAACATAATCTTGTACCGTACAGGGTATTTCTTGAACAGCTCCGTTATAGACATAGAAACCTTTTTTATCCATCCAAAAAACACCTTTTGGACTATTTACCATTGCGTTAGGACTAACTAACCCTACGCCTTCGTTTACAAGATTTAAACTAAAAGTAAACGGTTGACCTACAAAAGTCATAGAGTATAAAGAAGTATCTGTCCAAACTAAAATTTCTTGTTTTGCTCTAGTTGCTCCAACTATAGAAGAACCTGCAGATAATCTAAAAGAACCTGCTGTATTTGTAGATAAAGGCTCCCAGACTGCAGCATTTTCTTGGTCACTCCATGCAATGAACATAGGGTCAATAGAACCTGTTCTGGCTGTTCCTCCTGTATTTAAAGGATCAGCACCAAAACAAATAACGTGTCTATCTATATCAGAAACCATTACTTGTAACGCTTTAGTAGGTGTTAAGTTAGCTCCTGAAAGTTCAGAAAGAGCTACCGCTCTAGTAGAAAGACCGTTAGACTCATCCCAATAAAAAACTCCACCAAAACGCGGGTTTATGATTATATCTTCACCAAAATTATCATGTGACCATAAACGTAACTGGTTAGCAAAACTAAGAGCAGTTGTAGAACCAAAAGTACCTTCACCCCAAGTTCCCGCTCCCCAACCAGACGAAGGGACATAAACATCTAATCCAGTATTTATTTGATAAGAAGCATCAGTAGCACTACCACCGTTACCTGAATCACTAGAATTTGCTGTAGCAGAAGCTGTAAACGTATAAGTGTTTGCAGTAGGAATGGAAGTTATCTGATGTTCTTGATTTAGAACAGAAGCTGTTATATTACCGCCTAAAGAAACAGCATTAGAAATAGTTACAAAATCATTAACAACAGCACCATGAGCTGTATCCGTAGCTGTTATTACAGCACTTCCATTCGTGGCTGAAAATGTCGTAACATTTTCGTCTACTGATCGTATAGGAGTTATATCATAAAAAGACGTACCTTCTAAAATATAATATTTCCAACTAGTTCCTAAACCTAAATATTTAGTTCCTTCTAAATCAACCCATGCGTGTAAACCTCTACCTGTGCCTTTAAATGAGTCTGAACTAGATTTAGACCATCCGCCTATTTTTTCAGGAAGACCTTTTCTAAAACGAACTAAATTAGAATCGAACCAGCCTCCTTCATTTGAATAAGCTGTCCCTTCCTTATTGATTCCAGGTTTGAAAAGGAACTTTTGTAAAGGCATTTAACTCTCCTACAATAGTTTATCCACACCTAAAGAAGCAGCAATTAAACCATATAACCCCCATAAAATAAGTTCTAATCTTTTGAACTTAGCAGAACCTTCGTCAAGACGTTTTTCTATATATTCATAACGAACAGCACATTCTCTTTCATGGGCTTCTAATTTAATTAATGCTTCTTTGGAAGTTGTCATAGGTTATTTTTCTTTTGCTTTACCTACATTAATAGCACACCAATCTATCATTTTATAGATCTTGCTTATAAATTCATCATCTTTTGGTGTTGGTGTTAAAGCACAAATTAATGATGCTCCTGAAATAATCCAAGGTGCTAATTGGATTATTTTTAATATCGTATCTAACATATTTTTCTCCCTTTAAAGTGGATGACTATCATCCATTAATAAAACAGCCATACTTGACACCGCAAATACTGCTAAAACCATCCATAATAAATCAATCATGATGAAGGTGCATCAGGAAACTCTCCTAATGGTCTTACTGGTGGGTCAGCATCGTTATAGACATACAAAGCTGCAAGAGCATCTACATCTGAAACAGCATTTATTTTTGTTTTCATGCTTTGTGCTGCTGTTCTTACACCTGTCCTATAAGTAGTCCAATCACTCGCTACTGTTCCACTTGTTTCAGTAGCTTTAACGACCATCCAATCATTAGGCAACAATAAACTATAGGCTTGATTATCAACGATTGCACAATGCGATGTTTTTAGGTCTGATAAAGTTTTAGCTGTAGCTGTTCCATACGATGCTACAACTACATTGGTATAATTTGTACTATTTATTGTTACGCTAGATTGAAACGCATAAGATACATTTGTGTTAGTGTAATACTCGGGGTCTTTTTTATTTGTATTATCTTGCACAACATCATAAATCTTTATTGCATTTAATTCTGCTGTTGTCCAAAGTTCAAATATATTACTAGGATATTGGACATCTCCTAATATTAATTTTGTTGGTCGTGCAAAAACTTTACTTACACTTCCTGATTCTACTAATGCCCACATAATTTACCTCGCTGTTGTTGGAATACTATTAGTATCTGTTGATGTTACGAATGGATGTTGAGCAAATGCTATGTATATCATTGTTTGCCCACTATGATTTATTGAACTTGTACCAAAACTACCAAGAGCTGATGGTTTTACTCTAAATCCGTTACTTAACATATCTATTGCTTGGTCTGTAGCTTCTGCATCAGGTGTATTAGCCTCTAACATTAAACCATTTGGATTAAAAGTTCTTCTAGCATTATCAAAAATATACCAAGGTCTAGCTGCTGTTTCAGTATTTTTAATCATTACAAAAGCAGGAGAAAATCCTAAGTAGATAAATGGTCCATTTAGGGTTTCTCCATTGCCAGTGTAACTACCAAATTTAGAAAAGCCTTGTACTTCTTTCCAAGCATAACAAACAAAAGTATCATTAGGTTGGTTTACATCTGCTTGTTCACCTGTTTTAATTATTGAACTGGTTGGTGCTTCATTTCTCCACCAAGTAGAAGCTGATGCAACTGCGTTAGCTGAGTTTAATCTTAAATAATTGTTTTGTGGAGTAGCTGCCATATCTTTATGATAAAGACCCCAATTTCTGCTACCACCATTTCTTCTTTTTATAAAGAAAAAATCAGGAACAACTCCTAACCCATGACCTAAATCTAAGGGTTCAATAGGGTCAAGTCCTGTGTATGTAAAAATACTTATTTTAGCTGTTGAATCTACTTGTACTGTAGTTGTTAAATCGCCATCTGAATTACTTGATGTTGTTCCTCCATTAACTTTCCATGACCAGGCAACATAAGTATCACTACTTGTATTTACTTGTGCTAAAGCACCTACAGTAAAACCATCAGACCCTAAAGCTGTTAAACCTGTAGATTCTGTAGTTTCTGCAACAGTTGTGTTTGGTTCTAACATTTTCTGTACGCCTCTTGTAGAATCCCACAACGAATGATCTGCTGATGCGTTTCTTTCTTTAATCCATACTAAATCAGGTTGCATAGCAGAATTACCATCAAATGTATTAGCTAATGATGATCCTGTGCCTGTATATAAATCTATTTGAAAATATGCTGAAGAATCGTCTATTGTTGTGTAATCTGCCATTTATCCTCCAAACTCACTTAAATTCTTGGTGCATAAAGCATAATAACCTGTGGGTGGTGCGTATTCAAAAGTTCCGTAGTCATTAGCATCACTTGCTGCACTTGATATTGTATAAGCACAATAACCACCAAAGTTATATTGCACTTCATCATCTATAGTTCCGTGAAATGGTGCACACATTTTATTTGCTGCATCATATAAAGAACTATCATCTACATTAGTTTGTTCTGTGCCATTAATGTATAAAGTTATTTGGTTATCATCCATATTTAAAGCTATGCCACAAATATCATTAGCACTTACATCTGTAAACTGATCTACTGAACCATAAGTTTTTGAGCCGCCATTAAAATATTCTATTCTCGCTGCACCCATTGCAAACTGAAATGTTGAATTTATATCTTGTGGGTCGCTTGCTGCGTAAAAATTATCTCCATCATCAACAGCACTAACACCTATATAATGATTAGCAACTTCGATTAATTTACATTCCCAATACCATTTACCTGCTGTTACTGCAAAAGTACCTAATGCACCTGAAACACCTCCTGTTGAAGTGTCATAGACTGTTGCTCCTTCACTCATTTTAGAATAAGCATACTTAGGTGTTATTAATGGATTAAGCGTACAAAAATTATTAGATGGTGTGTCTGTAGCTTGATCTGCTGCTGCTATATTATTTTCTGTAAAATCTGTACCACCACTAGCATCATTACCCATATTAGAACTATCTTGAAAGTCTAAAAAGAATTTATTAGTTCCTGAAGGTTTACCTGATACATTCTTTGCTATCCAAATACCAGTATCGCTATCTGTTTCACCAAATTCTGTAGCTGCTGATGCTGTACCATCTTGATAGCATATTTCAGCCATATAGCCACTAAAAGGTGAATCATTATCAATGCTGTTATAACCTATGGTTTGCTTTTCAAAATTTACACCTAAGTCAGCATCTTCAGCAGGATTATTGGTTGTAGCAAAAGAAGTTTCTTGTACGCCATTTATATATAGTTTTATTCTATCATTCGCTGTACTTTGACTTGTATCAAAAGCTACAACGATATGATACCAAGCAGAAACATCACGAAAAACTCTATTAGTTTCTCTCCAAACAGTAGAGCCACCTGCAATTTTTAAAGTATCAGTATTTTCAAATTTTATATAGGTTCTACCAGTATCACTATCAGTATTGCCAAATGTAAAAAGATACATATGTGCACCAAGCTCTGTTCTTTTAACCCAACAACTTATAGTTCCTATATCTCTATTACCTTCACTTGATACTGTTCTATGTAAATATTCGGTATTATCAGCTTCAAACTTACAAGAATTATCAACAGCATAAGGTCCTGTAGATACGCTACCTCTATTCGCTGTTCTCTGTAGGGTTTCCATATTAGGTTTGAGCCATGTTTTGACTTCTGCCTATTTCTTGCCAAACTGATCCGTTGTATCTAAATGCGAATATATCTGTTTTGGAAGCTGAGGCAGTAACAGTAGGAGCAGTACTTGCTGCAAACTCGAATACAGTATTCCAAGCAACTGTTCTAGCTGTGCCACCTTGAGCAATTTCAATACTAATGATAGCCCCTTCTACTGCATTACTTGGAGCAGATATGGTTGTGTTTTCACTTGTAACATAATATGCGTTGGCTGCTGCTGCTGCATCCCAAGCTGTTGCATTAGAGCTTGATGTTATTGCTACTTGAGAAATGTTTGCTGAAGTAGAAGCAGTAACTGTTTTAGCCATAGTTACTTTTTGATCTTCATCTATAGCAATCGCTGGTGTTGTACCAACTGTTGAACCTAAACCAATAACTAAATCGTCTGCTGAATCATCTAAACCCACATAGTAATCTTGAGCATTGCCGTCAAACACTATTTTAGTGTCAACTGCTGCACCATCACCAATAGTTACAGAATCATCATCTATTGTAAGTATATTGTTTGTACCTACAGTAGAGCCTTCTCCAATAACTAATTTATCAGCAGAATCATCTAGTGCAACATAAAAGTCTTTGGCATTACCATCATAGACTAATGCTGTATCTACTGCTGCTCCATCACCTAAAGTAACTGTATCATCAGTAATTGTAAGAATACTATTTGTTCCTACTGTAGAACCTTCACCGATTAATAACTTATCAGCACTATCGTCTAAACCAACATAGAAGTCTTTAGCGTTGCCATCAAATACAATCTTAGTATCTTCTGCTCCTGCATCTCCTATTGTAAGAGTAGGAGTTGTGCCTTTTAAAGCCATAGTTTGAGCAACAATATCACCTGTAGTAGATGAGGCTGCTTGTCCTACACCAATAGATTGAGCAAACTTAATATCTTGGTTTTCATCAATTTCAATAGCAGGAGTAGTTCCTACTGTCGATCCAAGACCTATAACCAAATCATCAGCACTATCGTCTAATCCTATGTAGAAATCTTGTGCATTACCATCAAAAACTAATTTAGTATCTTCAGCAGTAGCATCACCTATGGTTAAAGTTGTGCCTTTAACATTTAAAGTGTCTGTTATTTGTAAATCAGTTAAAGCATCTACAACTGCTGCTCCACTGCCTGCTCCATCTAACATTACAATAGCTACTTTTCCATTAGCAACAGTTACATTAGATCCTGAGCCTTGAGAAATAATTATATTATAAGGTCCACTACTTCCTGAATCGGTGGTAGCATTTTCAATTATTTGTACTCTTTTCATGGTATTTGGACCAATCGTTATAGTACAGTCAGAATCTAAAGCACCTGTGTATTTAAGGTACATTGCTCTACCTGCATCAGAGCTTCCATCTGCTACAGTAGTAGTATGAGTATCAGCATTTGATGTTATAGCTTCAGTACCATAGCCTAAAGCCTCACCAATTAATTCTAAGTTAGTATTAGTTGTTGTACCCCATGTGCCACTAGCATCACCAGTGTCCATTTCATTGAGTCTTAAATTGTTTACGTATGTACTCGCCATGTTTTATATCTCCGTACTTTCTTGATTGTATATGGTTTTTATCAAAATGTTAAGCAACTTCTTGCCAGTTAGGTGATTGAGAATCAGAAACAACTGACCAATCGGTAGTTACTCCTGGAACTACTTCTCCCCAAACGGTTAACCCACCTAATGCTGTTGTTGCTAAAACGTTAGTAGGATAAACCGTTGCTGTTGCTCCTACTGTTACGCTTCCAACGGATCCTGTTGCTGCTCCTAAAGTTATAGGAAGAACATTATTAGTTACTAAACCTTCCGTTCCTAAAGCTGTTGTTCCAACAACATTAGTTATAGCTACTTCAGCAGTACCTGTGGCAGTTTCAGTACCTAATGCAGAAGTACCTGCTAAACCAGTAACTCCTGTAAGAGCAACACCTGTAGCAGTTGCTGTTCCTACTGCTCCTGTAGCATTAACTCCTGTTTCTGCTACATTTGCGTCTCCTGTTACAGTTTCGGAACCTAAAGCAGAAGTTCCTGCTAAGCCCGTTAGAGCAACAGAAACAGCTGTAGCCCCCCATGGACCTGAGCCCCAAGTACTTCGACCCCAACCAGTAGCCACTTAAATTCCTACGCTATTCTTATAATCGCGTTAGATGCGTCTGCTGTTGGGAAGGTTATTGTAAAACTACCTGCTGTAGATGTTTTATCTCCGCCAAAATCAAACACAGCAACTGCGGGATCACCTGATTGTGTATCATTATAGATCATACACCCTCTTGCTGTAACAGTAGCTGTACCAAAAGTTAAGTCAGCAAAGTCAGTAAACCCTGTTGTTCCTGAAGATGTTGGATTAATATTGGTTAATGCTGCACCGCCTGCAGTGTAATTTGTTCCTGATGCCTCTTGACTTGTGCTGTATGCTGTAGTAGCCGCAGTCATTGTTGCTGAACTTGTGTATAAAGCTAGTTTGAAAGAATTACCGCCAGAAGCAAGAAAATTATGTTTCCCTTCTAATAATTCTTTTTTAAAGCTCGTACACATTGCTTGTGTTATTGCCATTATAGTCTCCTGATAATATTAGCTAAGTCTTTTTGACCTTGCTGTTCTAATTGATTACCTATTGTACACATATGGTTTTTTATCGCCTCTTGCATATAATAGCTAACTATCTTTTTACACGCATCTCTAAATGCATGAGCTTGTGCCCTTATGGGTGCAGGAGCTGTATCGCTCACAGAAATTATTTTGTTAACCGCCATTTCAGAAACTTCTTCGACACTATGTCCTCTGTTGTCTGTGGTGGTTACTCCTAAACTGCCTACTTCTAAATCTGATCTTAAAGAAAACATATTAATACTCTTTCGGTTCTACAGAATTCAATTCTTCTAAATCATGTCTATTAATCATTCCTACAGGTTTATTTTTTGGTTCCATCTGTACTTCAGATAATTTACAAACATTCATATCTTTACCGTCTTGATAAACAATCTTAGGATCATCAAGTCTATGATAACCGTATAGTTTCTCATGTAAAGGAATATCCATATCTAACAAGGTTGATCTAGGAGCAACTTCTATCTGCATTCCTGCATCAACACATTTAGATAACCAAAACTCAGTGCATGATCTACCTGCTTCTGCAAAATGCATATTGCTTCTATAAGTAAAATCGATCCCAAATAATGAAATTTTACCAACCTTACTCCATAAAGCAAAAGCTATAGCGTATGGAATAGTATTATTAAAATAAGAACAACCTAAATCATGTACAACAAGTTCTATGGGATATTCTATAGCCGCGGGGACTCTCTCGTCTAATTCACAAGTGTAAATAGGAAAATTACATTTAGGTAACTTCTTTCTCATCATAGAAGTCATATTTCCTGCGTCTTCCGTATCAAAAAATCTACTCATCGGGTCTAAAATAAAAGCTCTATCGATATCAGGTAAAACACCAATCATTGCATTTATAGCCCAAACCTCATCAAACTCTACACTATGTGTTTGCGAAAGATGGAAATCTAGTTGACTTTGCCCCATAGCAACTATTGCAACGTTTTTACCTTCTAGTTCTTTCATGTTTGTGGCTGTATTTTAAGTTGATCGTTTCGAGCTTCGTCTCGAACGTCTTTATACTCGCCCAATACTTTCAATAAAGCTAAAGCTTCTTGAAACTTTTGTTCATATAACATAATAGTTTCAGGAGCTTCTTTCATAAACACAGCTCCTTCTACTAAAGCTCCGTATAGCATAGCATTAGGAGCATTATCAGAAAGCCATGTTTGATTATCATTCCCAACGGTTGTAAGAGAATTAGGTCTATAATTATAATGTAGTTCAAAATCTAACGTAGCGTTAGGTGTGGGGGCTAGTAAAAAAGTATTGTCATCAAACTGAGAATAATATAAAGGTAATCCTTCTGTTGAGACTGCAGGAGTATAATCCCTAATCCAGGAAACGTGTTTTAATAATAAATAACTGTAATTACCTGAACTATCAATTAAAGCTAAACTAAAGGGCGATAAAAAATCTGAGGGGGTTGCTAAATAAGTATTACCTTGTGTAGCACTACCTGTAACGTTTTTACGAAAAACAGGAAGTTGTACTCCTTTTAAAATTCTTTCTTCTGTTGTTTGTATAAATGTATCTAAATTATTAACAAAAGTAGTTTCTGTATTATCTAAATAATCTTGTATTGCTGTTTTTAATGTTGCGTATGTAAATCCTGCCATTAGTCTCCACCTGCTTCTAAAGTACCTATTTCACCTGTTCCAAACTCTCCTTCAAACACATCACCGATAGGATCATCGGTAAAAGTCATTGTTCTAGTTCCGTTAGGACTTGTTGTACTATTGATAACTGCCGTTGAAGGATCTGTTGTAGTAACTACACCTAAACCTGCTTGTGGTAAAGGAACATCAGGTCTAGGTCTCCATAAAAGTTCTGCATCTGCACCTATACTAGGAGGATCTAATTGCGGGTGTTTAGGTTCGTAACACTCTTGACAAACTCTATTATTTTCCCAAGTGCCTCTAGCTTCTTTATAAGGGTATCTAAATCCGCAAGTATCGCAGATAAAGTAAGCATATTTTCCTGAAGCGTAAGCCATTAGATATACTCTTGTTTAGGAACTAATCTTATATTAGAACGATCTTCATCATAACGTAAAGCGTTAGCTAAATCTCTTTCATATAAATCTTGTATAACAGGAAGTTTCTGAACGTTTTTCTTTATACATAAATAATAAGCTAACCCAGATACTAAGCAAGGCATAAACCTTGTAGGTATATCTACATCATTAAGAGAAGCCGCAGCATCTTCTATCGTACGCCAAACATAGTAAATGAGTTTATCCGTTGAGTTCTCGGGCGTTGGATAAAGATGGATAGCAGGAGACTTTTTACGTTCTAACCAAAATTCTGTAGAACGTGCTTTAGTTGCTTTATTAGGAACACCTATATATTCGTTTCGATCTATCCTATCTAATGGGTAATCTGTTACTACACCACTTACAGTTTTTTGAATATAAGCGTCTAAAATATCAATATCATACGAATTAATCGTATACTCACTAGTACCTTCTGTAAGAGTTAACTCTACTTTAGTTACTTCCCACATTTGAATACCTCTGTTTGACCAATCGGCAAACATTATATTCATAGAACGACGTGCTGTAACAGCATCATAAGACGTACGAGCTTCTAATCCTGCAAGTTCGTACGCCTCTTCGATTGCGGTCGCTACATCTAAACTAAATGCACGAGTTCCCGAGGTTGCCATGGTTTATGAACCTGGAGTTTCGTAATACTTTAAAAACTCGCACCAAACAGTGTATTCATTACCTGCGTCAGACGTTGAAGGAATAACTAAAAGTACATCTCCCGAATATCCTGTTGCTGCTGTATTCTTTAAACCACCGATATCACTAAAATCAAATGAATTATCGTAACCAAGTGTTAAAAAAGTTACATCTGTATCTGCATCCCAATCAAGAGAAGCGGGAGCATCAGGAGCTCCAGTACAGGTGTACCAAATTTTATTTAAAGAAACGTGTGCACATGAATTACCGTTTAATGTTGAAGCGTTTAAAGCAGAAACGTCTACTAAGGTTGTACTACTAGCACTTCCGTCTGATAAAACAGAACAGTAAACAATAAGTTTTTTCTCACCATCTAATTGATTAGTTGGTCCTGTGACTGTATTAGCCATAGTTTACCTCCCTTATGCGTCAGCAAACGGTGTAACTAAAGTTCCTGAGCCTAGTATTATGCCTTCTACTGCGTATTTAGCACTTGCCATAGCAGTAACTTTAACGATACTACCTGCAAGTCCGCCTTTAGTAGAACCATTCATTGTGATAACATCGTTAGATGCACCAGAAATAAAAGTTTTACCTGTTGCGTCTGTTACACCAGTGTAAAGCCCACCTACAAACTTATCTGTACCATCTGTTAAGATGTCCATGTCCGTTGCAGCAGTCTCTACTACGAAAAAGAATGAAGCACCTAAGTTATTTGTTTGATTAGGATCATCATCTCGTCCTGGAGCAGTAGCTACAATACTAGGTAAAGTAAACTTACCGTCTGCGTCATTACAAGTTAATATTTTTCCTGCGTGGGAAGCCACTGTCAGGGATGTGTCTGCAGTTAAACTAACAATGTTAGCGTTACCTGCTGATATAAATCCTGCCAATGATTGGACAGGACCCGAAAAGGTTGATTTTGCCATAATTTCCTCCTGGAAATAAGTTCTACAGTCTCGGCTTGTCTGCTAGGTCAGTCTATAGAACAGGTTAATAAATCCTAGTCTTTTGATTGTATATGATTGCGAATAAAAAGAAAAGGGGAACCGAAGTTCCCCTTTAAGATATTCACGTTAATGAATTAGGCTCCTGGTGAACCGAAGATACCTCTCCAGTCACTCCAACCAAAGCTGTAACGTTCTCTTGCCTTGTATCTTACGTTACCAGTTTCGAAGTCACCTTCCATACTAGTAGATACAGGAGTTCTAACGAAATGTTTTAATCCGTTAGGAACATCAGTTTTGATGAAGAAAGCATCAGTATCTGTTAGATAATGATTTACAACGTAGCCTTCTGAGACCATTCCCATATTTCTAATTGCATTAATATCATTATCTGAAGTACCAACTCTTCCTGGAGTTTCCATTAATCTATCCGCTACGAATTGCAAAGCAGGGGGAATAATTAATTTCTTTGCTTGTGCATTCACTTTAAGGTTTCTTTCATCCTTAAACCCAGCGATATCAATCAATGATTGCTCTAAAGAAGTTTCATTAAGATCAGCAGCTGTAGAAAGCTCGTTTGCCAAATCAACATTTCCAACGGTTGGATGGTCTGTAGCACAAAGCTCTTTTCCATCACCGCCAACGTAAGATGAACTAAAAGCATTGTTTAAAACATTAGCTGCTTTAACTTGCTTAGTTTGTTGCATCGAACGTGCTAGTGCTCTTGTGTATCTTGAAGAAAGAGTGTCATAAAGGTTATCCTCTATGGCTTCTTCAGTTAACGCAAAAGCTAATGCGATTGTTTCATGTGTAAAACGCGCAGTCCAGGATTCTTGAGCTGTGTCATAAATGACTGCGGCTCCTTCTCCTTTAGTCGGTGCTTCACCAAATCCACTTAACATCACTTCTTCCTCAAAAGCCCTTTCGGAGTTCTCAGTATCGAAGATGTCTTCGTGCTCGTTATTATACCTCTCATACTCTAATCCAAAGAGAGCATGGAGTCCAGGAACTAGTTCTTTAACTAGTTGTGCTCTGTTAATTGCCATTATTTATCTCCTTGGTTAGACAGCAAAGGTGCTAGTTGGGAATGTGAATAATCCTCTCGCATAAGCCCCTATTGAGTTGCTTGGTTGCGAAGCGAATCCCACACATAACGCCACACCACTTGATGTTGTTGCAGTTGCCCCTTCCTTTGATCTACCAGTAGTAGAACTACCAGCAGTTGTAGAAAGAGTATATTTATTACCGATAAAGCTTACTGCTGGTGTTCCAGCTGTAAATTGAGCTTCGTAAACGATTCCAGGATCGTTATAAACGAGAGCTTCTGCATCGGCACTTCCTTGAGTTGCAGTTGACGCAGTCCAAACTTTAGAAAAAGTTGGAGTTCCGTCAGATGCGGTATAGTATACCCCGTAAAACACACCTATAGGAGTGCTAGTCGCGCCTGCTTGATTAACGTAACCGCTTGAAAGAGTAACGACATCACCGCTATAAATAGCAGTTCCGTAGCCACTAGCGATTCTCATTTTTGCAGGACGAATAACACCACCATACATATGATACGCAGGGGTAAAACCATCTGGTTTATCTGTATTAGCCATTGTTTTCTCCTTTGTCTATATACATTGTTATTATTAATTACTTTGCATCGGCAGGTTTGCTACCGAAGGCAACTTTAGAAGTCCTTTGGATGTCTCCATCTTTAATAGGCATTCTAGCGTCGCTTTCTCGCATATAGTTCTGATCAACACCTTGCATCGCGGAATCTGCTTGATCTTTAAAATAAGCATTACGCTCTGCTGCAGTTTCAACTGGAACTTTAGCAAGTATTAGTCCTCCGACTCCAATTACTCCAGTGTTACTACCACTATCAATCGTAGGAGCTTCGAAATCAGGATAATCTTCTGCTCTCACAGGTTCATATCCTTCTCTAATACGTTTAGACATATTAGATTTATCATCCACTCCTCTGGTAGCTTCACGAATCCACCTGAACTGATATCCAGGAGGAGCTTCGGGTGCGTCTAACATAGACGGGGGAGACCAAGGGGTTCTGCGAGTTTGAGAGGCTCGTGTCTCGGCAGATCTAGAGTTACGATCTGATGTGACTTCTGGGGTTTTATTTTCTTCTGTCATTTTATACTCCTTCAATATGTCTAGCATATTCTTCTAACGGCACACCTAATCTTTTAGCTATTGCTACTTGGCTAGGTGTTAGCTTAATTTTGCGTGATGATTTTTTACCACTAGCACCTCGGCTAGAGGCGGCAACCTGTTGCACGGGGGCAGATTGCTCATTAGAAAACTTGTGTGGAAAATTTTCAGCCATACGTTTATCAACTTCAGCATAATAATCATCAGAAGTTGGATCAACTCCTTCTTCTACTAATTCTTTATGTATTCCAAATGCTGCAAACGTCATTGCTTGGTCATCTCCAAACCATTCATTCTTTTCAGCCCATGCTTTAGCTTTAGGATCTGGTCCTGCAGCTTGTTCTGGCTGTAAAGAAGGTTGATAAGGCTCAACGGGAACTTCTTCTGGTTTTGCCTTTTCCCTAACTTGTTGTTGAGCTTGTAGTCTTCTAAGATTTTCTGCTTCAGCGGTAGCACGAGAAAGAACTGTAGTTGCTTCAACCACTGCTTCACTATCTCCTGCTTCTTGTGCATCTTTTAAAAGTCTCTTTGCTCCTTCAATTTCAGATTGTACTCTATTATCGTACTCTTTGAAAAGCGAAGTGTCAGAATTTTTTAATTTTTCTTTTAAATCAGTTGCTGTCTGATTTACGCTTTGTGCATAATTAACAGCTTCATCTCGCTGTCTTTCAGCTTCTCGCATCTTATAAGTAAGCTTATCGATACGCTTTTGAACTGAATCAGATATTTGATCTAATTCATCTTTTGTTTCAACAGGAGCTTCTTTTTCTTCTTCAATTACTTTTTCATCTTTAATTGAATCATCTACGTCTGCTTCCCGTACATCAACTTCCCCTTCAGGAAGTTCTAATTCTATTTTTTCGGCTTCGTTATTTTGCATGAGTCCTCCTCAAGTTGTTATGATAAAATTGCTTCTGGGTCATCGATACAAGCTAAGATTTCGTCATCATTTAAAAGACGCATATCGCCACCTTCTATTTGAAAACGAGCCCCCGCATATCTACCGAAAATAACCCAATCACCTTCCTTACACCAAGGTCCTTCTGGAAACTTATGTAGATCACTATAAGCATCTGGTCCCATAGAAACTACGTAACCAACAACAGTTGCTAACCTTTCCTTATCAACGGTTGATTTAGCTAAATGAATTCCACCCTTTGTTACTGATGACTGGGTGAAAGGTAATATTAAAATTCGATACCCCGTTGGACGTGGTAACGAACTTGCATGAGAGTCTAAAGTTTCAGGAGTAAGTACAGGCTCAGAAGCTAATTCTGCTTTAGCCGCTCCATTACTACCAAAATTATCTACTCTATCTGGAACAGGTGTTTTTTCGACATTATCAGTCATTTGCATCCTCCATATTAGAATGTAAGGTTTGAATTTCCTGTTCAGCGAAACTCAAACCTGCTATTTCACCGACTATCCTTTGGTATTGCTCAAAATCTTCAATACTTCCAGAAGCCAACGTTTGCGTGAGAGCTTCTTTTCTCTCACGATATTTACGGAGCAAATGCTCCGTTGCTAAGATATAGTCCATTAATTACTTAATAGAACGATACCAAAGAAGTCCTTTTGTCTGTCCATAAGCCGCTTTTACTTTAGCTTCTTCAGGCTTGTCTAAGCATTCACCTGCTTGAACAGACTGTGTTTTTGTTGTATCCTCTACGCTAGGAAAACTAGGAGACGCCTTTGTTTTCTTAGGTGATGGTGAAGGATATTTATCGTTATCGTAATAATCTCGCATTATTTTTCTCCGTTTTGTTTTCGAGTTTCTCGAACTGTTTTAACTAATTCCGTATAGTTCTTTTCTGCATCAACTTTAGCTTTTTGCTCTAGTTCTTGCAACTCTATTGCGGCTTTAGTATCTTGTACGCGTAAATCAGCTTCGATCTTCTCACGTTTAACTTGTGCGTCTAATTCAGCTTTCATTGCAGCTAATTGTGCATCTCTTTGATCGTCACCTTCTTTTTGCATCAACTGTTCTCTTTCAAGTTGTAGTTGTTGTTCAAACATTTGTCTTTGTGGATCTGGTGTTTGCATTGCTGCTGCCATCGCTTGTGCTTGACCTGTTACTTGTTGTGTTGCCGCTTGTGCCATAAGAGCTATCTCGTTCATTAATTCAGGCGGCATTTGTCCGTCTTGTATTTCAGGTAACGGTCTACCCATCGCTTGTTCTATTTGTAACCTATATAACATTGCCTGATGTTCTTGTATATTCGCACCGATAGCTTGTAATGCCACAGGATTTTGTTGCACCATAGGATTTTGCATAAACGCACTATGTGCTGCTATATATGCTTCATGATTTTGAAACTCGTAAGCTTTTATCGGATTACCTGTTAATACGGCTTGTTGTTCACTAATAGGATCACGTGGTGGTATTTCTTGTTCAGGTGGAAGCAATGCGTCAATATCTTTGATGTTTAACGCTAAATACATTTTCTTATAAGACTCACGTAAGTCATGTAATTCAGGTGCGGCTTGTGCCATTTGTAATTGTGTTTGAGCTAACGTAATTCTTTGCGTCATACTAAAAATATTAGGGTCAGAAACAGGTATAACGTCTACAGAACCATCGAAATCTTGTTTAAATACGTTTTCGGAAGCACCTTGTACTTGATATGGGTATTCAGGCGGTAAAAACTCACCAAACACTCTTTTTAGTATTTTAAACTCACATCTTTGTGCATAATGCAATCTTTTATGAATTGCGGACATAACTCGTTGCCCTTTTTCCATTAATGCTACGGTTGTGCCTACAGGAGCTTCAGAATTACCGTCGCCTGTCGGATCTTCTACGGTTGCTGCGAATCTTTTACCTGAATCAACTAAAGCACCTAGTAAGGTAGTTAATGTACCGCTTGGTTCTTTATACGGTAGTGGTAAAAACGAATCTTGTAGTCTTCCTCCAGGAGCATCAACATCACGCCACTCTCCAGGTTGTAACGGATCATCATGACGCTGAATATTTAATCCTCTTGATTTAAATCCTGCGGGTAAATTAGAAAGCGTACCTGCATCAATCAACTGTCGTAAAATTGAAGTCACTGATTTAGTTAATCCACCCATCATATGGATTAAACCAAAACCATAAAAACCTAATCCTGGAAGAAACTTATAATGGGTAAAATATTCAATCTTTTTACGCATCGGATCGTTTTGATCGTAATTAGGTCTAATCGCTAGTACTTTATTATTATCTTTACAAATAGTAACGATGTAAGGTAACGCTAATCCAGTTTCTTCACCGTTAGCGTCTACATCTTCGAAGCCTTCAAGGTCTAAATTGACATGCATTTCTAATAAAGTAAATTCTTCGTCGCTTATTGTTCTTGTTAAGCCTTGAAGTTCGTCAATTTTATCATCTACTTCGGTTAAATCAGGATTACTGGTCGGAGACATCATATCGGTGTCTTTATAGAACCCAGAAAGCTGTAATTTACGTAATTCGTTCTCATTCATATGAATTACGTGGGTAATTCTTGGTGCAGTAAGTAAATCTACTGCGTAATACGGAACAACAAGGTGTTCTGACTTAACAAAACGTGCAACTGCACGTCCTAATGCAGGATCGTAGTAAACTTTTTTGAAAGCGGAGCCAGAAAGCGGCAAATAAAACAATAATTGATCCATTTCTGGGTCATATTCTTCCATTTTGTACGTAATTTGGTAATTCATGAAGTTTTTTACACGATTTGCCTTTTCCATCTTAGCATTATCGGTAATTCCTAAAACTTCTGTATCTACAGGTCCTCCTGCGGGTAACATTTCTTTGTATGCTTGTGCTTGGAACTGTGTTACTGCTTCAGCAAGGATCGGATGGTGTACTCCTGAAGCTCCAACGAAAGGTTGTGACCTAGAATCAGAACTAATTCCTAATAATTCTAAACCTTCGCTGTATGTTTGAAACCAATCTTCTCTAGATTCTAAATCTTCTTCGTAAGATGAAACTAATTCTGCAGCAATAGTGTTTAATTCACGGTCGTCTAAAATTTCTGCTAAGTTTTCGCCAAACTTAGATGGTGTTTCTTCTTCCATATCGCTGCCACGTACAATAGAACCGTCAGGCTGAACAAAAAGTTCAGTTTCTTCGTCGGGTTGCTGTACTATTTCTAGTTCGACAGGGTCTTCAGAACCAGAACGCATAGGAATTGCTTGTTTTTCAATAGCCATGGTAATACATCATAGTATGATTTTCCTCAATAATAAACCATTTCTCTACGAAAGGGTTCTTCTTCCTCAAAATAATCACTCGAAAGTGTTAAAAATCCACCTTCCCTGAACCTAGCTAACGCTAAAGTCGTTGCATCAACTAAATCATCATGTTCTCCGTTAGGGAAATCAGAAACTTCATCCATAAGTTCTTCCCCCCAACGGTTATCAGGAACCCAAACCCGTCCATCTTGAAAAATAGGAGAGACAGAATTTAATCTAGCTATTTTATCTTGCCCTTTTCCAGGAGAAAAAGTGTTTACAGGTATTCCGATTCTACGTAATTCTTGTACTAAAGGTAAACCACTGGCTTTTGCTTCGATAATTACAGTCTCAGGTTGCCAATATTCGTACAAACGTAACGCTTCAGCTTTAAGTTCAGGAAAATCGTAACGTTCTTTAATACAATCGATTAAAATTAAATGAGCTTCTCCCCCTTTATATAATTCTTCACCTATTTTTCCTTCAGGATAGAAAACACCCCATGTAGTTATAGCGGTATAGTCTGCTCTTTCTGATTTTAAAAACGCTGTATCAAAACTTTGAATTAAATAATCACATTTAGGAGGCTTTTCTTCTTCCCAAATCTTAAACCACTCTTTAGGTATAATCGAAATACCTTCACCCGTGGGTCGTTGCATGTATTGAGCCGCCCATTTTCCTGGACTAACGGAAGCTTTAATACTTTCAAGTTCTTCTAATTTCCAAAAATTACCCCATAAAGGTTTACCGCTTGGTAATATTGCAGGAAACTCTATCACTTCCCATTGATCAGCTCCAGGATCTTGTGCCATCTTTTTAATTAATCGACCTGTTAAATCTTTTTTATTCCAACGGGTCATTACAATAACGATTGCACCTCCAGGTTGTAGCCTTTGTCGTGGACCTGCCATAAACCATTCGTAAGCTTCTTCCATGGCTTTATCGGACATAGCGTCTTGCTCTGAATGTGGATCATCAATAATAAACAAATCCGCACCTCTACCTGCTAGTGCACCACCAATACCTGCCGCGTAATATTCACCGCCTTTATTCGTTAACCATTTACCTGCAGAACGACTATCCGCTTTTAGTTCTGTTTCAGGAAATAATGCTCCATACTCTTCTCCGTCAATTAAATCCCTAACTTTACGTCCGAAGTTAATTGCAAGGTCAGCGGTGTGGGTTGCTTCTATTATTTTTAATTTAGGATTTTTACCTAATAAATAAGCAGGGAATAAATGCGAGGCAAACTCAGATTTTGTATGACGAGGGGGCATATTAATAATTAAACGTTTAAGTTTACCTGTAGCAATATCATCAAAAGCTTTCGCCATTTTTACGTGATGATCACCGTTAATAAACTCAGCCCAAATAGATTTAACAAAAGCCATAAAGGTACTTGTGGATTTTTCTTGGAATTCACGTTTTTCTAATTCTTCTAAAAGAATCGTAAATTCTTTAGCTTCTGCTTTAGATAAATGGGAAACATCTATTTCCCGTAAAGCTGCTAACTTATTTGCATTAGATGTCATTTAGTAGGGTTATAGCTAGGATTTAAATAAGCTCGTATAAAATCATCAAGTTGATCAGCGGGTATTTCTTCTACAACGTTTAAAAATTTAGGGTCTAAAGCTAAAACCGTTTCTCCTTCACCTTTAAACTTTCTAGGTGGAAACAATATCGAATCGTAATCTTTTTTCATTAGTTGATTAGCTATATCTTCAGAAAATTGTGCGGGTGTTTTATTTACGCTTCCTGCTCCACCATGCAATATGGTGTCTAATTGATATTGCATTCGTCTAAGCGGCACATTTTCGCCCACGTCTCTACTTGGTCTAGCTATATAATTTAACATATCCTCTAATGAAACTCTAACATCTGACGGCATATTTTCTATATCTAAAGTTCTATTAAAATTAGGATTAATTCTATACGCAGAACCTTTTGCGGAAAATGATTTAAGTCTAGGATCAGCAGGATTTACAACAGAGTAAATACCACCTGTAGAAGGATAACGTTGTCCTGTTTTAAGATAGTTTAATTCTTTAGGTAATTTTAAAGTTCCAATACCTTTTTCAATACCTGTTGTAGGGCTACCGTGAAAAATATCTATTTTACTTAATTTTGCCGCTGTTTGTTCTCCTGGATCTTTCTTTGTCGTGGTAAAAAGAGTTCCTTGCTGCGGTTCTTTAGGTTTTCGTCCAGGTTTTTTAGGTCCTTTATACGTATTTATTTCATAATCCAGTTTTGAAAGGGCTTTTCTTTTTGCAGCTGCCTCTCTTTGCACTGTTGAATCAACTTTATAAGCGTCACTGTTTTCGAGAATATTAATTTCTCTTGTAAGTGTATCTCTTTTATCTAGTCTTCTTGTTAAATAAGGATCAATTTTCATTCCTTGAGAACGAGCCTCATTTAGTTGCTTAATCTTTTTTGCTGTTATAGCTTTAATAGCCGCTTTTGTAGGCTCTTTAACTGCAGGTCCTCCTGGCATAACGTCTAATATACTTAAAGCTACCCCCAAATCATCTCCACGCTCTTTTGCTAACTCATAAGAAAATCCTGGAAGAAACTCACCAATGCCTCCTTGTTGTTTTGGATCAATTACACCTAAAAGTTTTCTTGCAGTGTTGTATGCGTCTTTACGATAATTACCCGCAGCGTCCCCTTGTGCTATAGAAGGAGCTTTCCAGGAACTTCCAAAATTAAAAGGTAAGTAATCGCTCACTTCTCCTAATTTTAATAACAAACTAGCTAGTCCTTCAACTCTTTTTTCTGCAGGTGAAGGTTCGTAGGGCAATATACTTGGTCCTGTTGAGAGATTTTGTTCCAACAATACAGGAGGATGCGTATGGGATTCAAATACCGTTGGTCCTTGTGCCATTTTATTTACTTAATAATTTGTTAATCAAAGTATAAGCCAACTAACGACAAAATGTAAAATGTTATATTTTAGGGATAAGTAAAGTGGTTAGGGTGAAAGGTGGAATCCTTGGTTCGCGGCAGCTTTTTTCTTAGCCCGTCGTTCCCTAGCCCTGAAATTTAAACTATCTTTCGTACTCCGTATTTCATCTTCCATATCCGCCCAAAATGCATCCCTGAACAACTGTTCGTGGTCCGCGGATAGTTTGGTATGAATAATTAAATCTTTATCTCTAGGAATCCAATCCGACCAAAACTGTTTACGTTGATCAGCCCATTGCCATTTAATCTCGCCTAGATCAGGTCGGCTATGTATGCGATACTCGAAGATTAGCGGTTCTTTGAATTTTGGTATTGTTTTTGGCATTTTTCTTCCCGAATATTTTTTCCCAGTTATCTTGGTATTGATTACCTTTTTCTGGTCTACGTTTACTCCCCTTGCTCATCGTATTCCCTATAATACTCTACAATCGCTAAAATGTTCTTTGTGTAGCGTGTGATCTCTGCCATATTCATCGAAAGGTTTTCGTATTGTTGTGTAGTTAACGCATAGTATGCAACCGCAGGAGCTTTACCTTCTTTAACGAGTTGTAGGTATTCTTCCATGATCTCTGGAGTTAACACTTCAAATGTTACCTCGGTTGCTTGGATTTCCATGGGTAACGGTGGGTGATACATAGGAGCGGGTAATGCGATCGTATTAACATCTACAGGTTTAACTGTAGGTAATAACGAACAACCACTGACCGCGAACAACGCACCGAGGCTAATTATTAGTAATTTCTTCTTCTTCATCTTTTACTGTTGTTAAATCTACAAGGTTATCTATTACTCGTTTAGTACCACGGTTAACCATTCCTTCTACAAGTTTAGGTTTGTTTAGTGCAAGGTTATCAAGATCGTGCTTAGCAAATGTGTTTCTTAATTTGTTTACTTCACGAAGTGCGTTTTGTTTTTCGGCTTCTAACGTACCAAGACTCGCGGTTAACTGTTCTTGTTTTGCTAGGTATTGTTTGATGGATTCGTTTTGCTCGGATATTTTTGTTTCCAGGATTATCTGATTACCTTTGAGCGTGGATATTTGGTTTAATAAGAACCACGAACCCGCCAACGATGCCGCCAATAGACCTCCGAGAACTAAGCTAAGTTTAAAACCCATTACGCATCTTTTGTTACTACGTTTTGAAACAGATCAAATAAGTCTCTAGGATATGTTCCTCTATGTTGGTTTTCATATTGTAAAATAGAAGGCATTATTTCTTGTGCAAACGGAGATAATGTTTCAGAACTAATAATATCGTTAAATTCTGGTTTTTTAACATTTTCTATAAAAAGAGAAATAAAATCTTTATATTCTTTATTAATGAGTTCTGGATTAAAATCTGTTTCTACATCAGGGTCGTAACCTTCTGAAAAGAAACTATAGGGACTTTTTTGATAATCTTTTTCAAATATATAACTCGGAGTAAATCTTTGTTTGTCTTGTTGTCTAAGTTGTTCCATAAACAAAGGTTTTTGATCATCATCTAATTCGGATAATATCTCGTTTATTCGATCAATACGAGGAGAGTTTTTTACTTCATCTTGTATTATTAAAGGACCCGCAAATGGACCTTCAGGTTTTTGAATATTAAATTTTCTAGCATCGGTTACTATGTCAAAGATTCCTGCCATCCCAAAAGTATATTCGAAAAAATTTTTTTCGCAAAATTTTTTTCATAGGGACTTATTTGAAAACTACTTGCAATCGAGAGGCTGAACCTAAGGGCGGGCGGGTGGGACCCGCGGCTAGTTTTTAAAGGGGGGTATAGGGGTTTATGTGGCGCGTTCTAAGGGCAGGTAAGATAGGTCTTATAGTTATGGGTTAGGGTTAAGACTAACCTATATGTATAGGGTATGTGTGTGCGTTGTAGGGCTATGAGTTAAGGTTAGCTGTGTATTATAAGCTAGGCTTATAATGTAGGGGTAAATGGCGAGCTGTAAATATAAGCTAGGCTTATAATGTAGGCATAAAAAAGGGTTACGAATGTAACCCTTAGGTAAGGTAGCTAGAGGTTAGCTAACTAAGGCGTTCTTGCCGTTAGATTTATTCCATGCGTCATCACCCTTCATCTTAGAAATGTAGGTACGCATTATCTTACTAGGTGTCTGCTCATAGTGAGTACCATCAGCTCTTAACCATGCAAGCCTACCTTCAGCGGTTACGCTAAAGTCATCTATTTGTTTGACTGTAGCAGTACCACCTAGAAGATGTAGATAAGCTATGACAAGCTGTACTTGTCTAGGTGCTATACCTCTATCACTCAAGGCGTTATCAGTTAGCGATAACACCATTGATTGAGCAATACCGCCACCACCTTTACCAATAGGCGCAATGTCAGCAATTTCAGCTTTACGCTTAGCTATGTTAGCTTTAGCGTCAGCTATTTCTTTTTGTTGTTTATTCATAATGAATATCCTCATCTCATACTAGGTTAGTTAGTTAGATAGGTTAGAGAATTGCCTATCTATCTATTAATATACGCTCATTAGGATTAATTGCAATACCTATATATAAATAAACTATATTAATTACTAGCCTATTAACTAGCCTATTAACTAGCCTATTAACTAAGGAATAACCTAACTAGGACGGACGGAGGGACGGAGGGACGGAGGGACGGACGGAGGGAAAAGAAAGACGGATAGAGTAGAGTAGAGTAGAGTAGAGTAGAGTAGAGTAGAGTAGACGGGACTGGGACTGAGATTGGGATTGGGATTGGGAATAACGACGGATAGAGTGATAGAGTAGATTGAGCGATAGAGTAGATTGAGCGATAGAGTAGAGCGGACACAAAAAAGGGGACCGAAGTCCCCTCGTTCGCTGTCCGTGGTTAGCTGACAGTAATCAGCTTTTCCTCGATCAAGCGTTTTCTATAATGCGCCCAAATGTCATTCGGCTCTTGGACTGTTTGCAGTCCCGCTTTAACCAATGCACTCTCGGTCGAACCGTCAGTGCCGATCAGCTCTCCCACCGTCATGGTGTGATCTTTCGCGGCAAGTAATGCCTCGATGATCTTCCCTGCTTGAGGTGGGAACTTTCCTTTCGGTGTAGCGATCAAAGTGATCACTGCATCGTAGTTAATTGACCCTCTTTGGGCTCCAGCTTTGTAGTTTTTATCTATCATATCTTTCTCCTTTCTAATGATTGGGGTAACTAACCCCGTTAAGTTTTATAAGTATAATGGTGATTGGTACCAAAGTAAAGCACTAAAAAGAGTCTAGGATTACGCCACCAGGAGCGATTCGCACGAATCTTAGTCCGCGGCTATCTCTCCTTCAACAACTTTTGCATCCAAAGTTCTTTTCTTAATAAGGTTTTCGAGTCGATCGAGTATGTCGTCCTTTGACATCAGATCGATTTTCGCGGTTAATATTTCACGTCTATCGATGTAGAGTCCACCTGCCTTCCCTCGATGGACCTCGGCTGTGATGGCAGCGGATATTTGACCTTGGTCCTTCGCCTCCTCTCTAAGGTCGTGTAGAGTAGAGAGGTGATTCTCCAAGGAAACTGCATCTCTCTCAGAGGCTGCGATTTCCAAGTCGATCAAATAATTCTTTACAACTGGGTTATGATTGAGTAATACGCTCCCTTGTGTCTTGGCACCCTTGCGATCCTTCGTATACCCTGCTTTTATCGCGGCTTCAGTGGCTGTTTGTCCTTTGAAGTACTCTTTACAAAATTTCTTTTGTTTAGAGTTGAGTGGTTGCCAAATCTTACCCTTGTCGTCAACAAATCCTTTACCGTCTTCTGTTGGCATTAATGACGTGTATGTCAGCTGTTTCATTCTACCTCCGAGCTTCGCATAAAGTTATTACAATCATATTAGTTTTATTAATAAATAAATAGTTTTCTCATGCCCTCTAGGTAATCTTACCATAGTTTCTAATAAACTAATAGAATTCTATTAGTTTTGTAGAATCAAAGAATAGAGTAACCAAGAGACTTACAGAACGAATCTATTAGTTTATTAGAGATATTAGTAGATTTGAAAAACTTTTTTGAAAAACTTTTTTAATTTTGAGAATAACAATACACATAGATTAATAGAACACGATAGACATAAAAAACCCCCACACCACGGAACGCAGTACAGGGGCATTTATAAGATAGATTTATTTACGATAGTCTATAGTTAGTGGTCTTCTCGTTATAGTCCAACAGCTGAATCCGAAAGCATCGTGAATGTGCTCGTTCGATAATGTGTAAAGATAATCTTTATATACAAATATCTCTGCTTCGACATTCCATCTCGATTTTTCTTTACCAGTATCTATTATTTCAACTCGTTCAACTGTTAGCATTTCCGACTTAGCAACTTTTAAGTTATCAATCTTACACGTGCTTCCTCGTGACTCATTATATCCATCGTCATCTTTGAATGTATATATCTCCGTATATAATGGACACATGGTCTTTTCCCAAGAGTCTTCCCGTGTGTGAATGTTTTCTAACCAGTCTTTCATTTTATTTCTCCTTTCTTAGTTAAATTTCGTCCGTCTTATCGACGTCCATCCAGTCGAACCCATCTCTGGGTGCGAAATATCGTTTACCGTCAGTATGGCTAACTGCAACTACCTCACCAAATCGTATTGGTAGATTAAAATCAGATAATATCTCGTTAGCTTCTTTCAAATCAATTTTCTTAGCTAATAAAATATACTGACCGTCTTTCTCGTAAGCGTCACTCGGTTCGGGATAACCCCTTAATTCAAATAATTCTTTCATTCTATTTCTCCTTTCTTTGCCCGAGGGCAAAGATTATTTAATAACAACTAAAAGGATTGACGTTAAGCCCCTCCCACAGATACTCAAAGATATCACCAACACAGATAAACTCATGGAGCTTAAACCCTAGATTATCTCGAATCCAACGAACAGTAATATTACAATCACCATTTTGATTACCTTCATAGAGCACCACAGCGTGAGTCACTTCTGGACGCATACGATTAGATAAACCATAAGAATCACTATAATAACCATTAGGAAAATAATCATATTGAGAACCACCGCTTTTTTCAGGCTTAGGAGTATACTTTTTAAGAGTTTCATACAAACCAGTATTTCGACCAGTTAGACAAGTAGTAGGTATAAACAAAGCATTACGATTATCAGTTTCTTGATGAGACAAACCTAAGAACATAGGACCGTCACTGAACTTTTCAGGGATATCAAACTTACCCGTAGACTCATAACAAGACTTAGAATCAGTATAAAAACCATTATACAATTCAGACGGACAGAAGTTTAAGGAAGCATTATATAGATAAGGTTCGAACAAATCCAAAGCATTGAACGATTTAGCAGAGTAACAAACTAACCAATAACCTACGAATTCATTATGGTTCTTTCTGATCGTATCAACCAATGGTTTGGTGTGATCTACCTTTTCTTTTAAAGCTGCAGTCAACTTAGTGTTTACATTTATTTTATTTTTCATTTTATTTCTCCTTTCTTTGTAGTTAAAATCGCTAAAAACCTTTTTTAGCGTATAGGTATATTATAACCGCGATTTTACACGCGATTAAAAGCAGTATTAGAGCCCTCGATTCGCCCGATTGTTAACAACCGAACATAAAAAACCCCCGCATAAGCGAGGGTTAAGATTATGATTATTAAGTAGAGTAGAGTAGAGTTCAGGCACTCCAAGACCATTTACCAGTCATAGGAACTTTAAAGTATTCAGTCAAAGCACTAGCACCTTGAGAGCCACCTAACGATACAGATAAATAGAAATAGTTACGATCACGGATAGAGTAAGCCACTTGAATAACACTATAAGAACCACCATCCGATACAGGGAAATAACAACTATCATAGATAGTAGACCATTTATCTGATGAATCTTTTAATAATTCTTCAAGATGATCCTCATCATGTCCATCACACTCTCCGAAGTGGTAGCCTATCTCTGTATCGTCGTCTAATTGACTCAAGATAGGGTCTATTATTGCTTTCACTCTAGTAAACTCAGGATCTGGTTCACCATCATAAACGGAATCCCTCCAGTCGGTTAACAGATCTTTCTTTAATATTGTACTCATTACGCCATCCCTTTATACTGAGTGACCATTATGTCTTGTACAAATTTAGGAATGTTCATGCTTCTAATATTTCGCTTCGTAACCTTCCTAAAACATCCCCCACGCCTAATGTATTCCGTTCCTGCGAAATTCACTGGAGGGAATCTTTTGTACAAGTCGTTGGTTTCTGGATCCACCCACCAAGTGGTTGAGGTGCCGTTACTGATTGGAGAGAGAACTCTCTCTTTGTAATCTAATTTATATTTCATAAATTTCTCCTTTTTTAGTTATCAATGGACCGCTCATTATGCCCACGCTGATTCGTAATAAGCGTCTTCTGACATCAAGCAATCACTAGGCTCTACTTCGTCTACGCTCGTATCGTAATCAGGATATTTAGTTTGTAACTTAATCGTTGACTCCGCTACTTTATATCCCGTGTAGTAATCGTTGACATACTTTCCGAAGTAAGTCGCTGTTACTCGTGTGGTCGATGCGTCACAAGGTAGCCCTGCTTTCGCGTCTCTAATGCCTTGGTTATAAGCATTAATCTCTTCTTTAGTTAATATTCTCATATCTTTCTCCTTTCTTAATTAGCGGGAGTCTTTTTCTGTAGGTAGACTCCCTGTTGTTAAATAACCTAGCAGTTCTGGTTTGCTACTCCTTGTTAATCAATCAATGTAATTATTAATTTTTAACTATATATAGTATAGCTAGGATTTAGCGGAAATAAAGCAGTGTACGATACGATCACTAAAACCACTAAGGCGAACAAAAAGAATAAAAATATATTATCGTCTGGATCGTTCATACATACCTCGTTACTATTTCTAAATGTTCTGGGGGGATAGAGCTAACCTTTCCGATATATGCTGTCACATCGCCAATCCAATAAGATTTGGTTTTTTGTTCGAGATCGACACAATCACTATCCTCTAACTCTGTTCCGAAGAACTCGTAGAGTAAGTCACGATCGGTTATAACATCATCGTTGTAATCTTGTATATCTGCAGTGATATAGTTCCACTCGGTATACTCACGCTCACCATCTTGTATTTCTATTGTATAAATAAGCATAACTACCTCCTAAATAGTGTGACTAAACTTTCCGTTGATATTCCCATAAAGTCGAGCTGTCTTATAATTCTTGCCTTACTTTCTTGAGATAGTTCTGCCCAACAATCTTCAGTTATCCAACTAATCACTTCTGATAGTCTATCTTCAGTGCTCATGTTTTCGAACATTTCTTTCTCTGCAATACAATCATTACAAGTTATAACTATGTGTGGGCTATCTCCATGTAGTGTGCAGCCACATGAGTCACATTCTAGTGTATTTGTATTCATGCTTCTTTCCTCGTAAATAATGGTTTGGCGGCAACAAACTCGGTGTTCTCAATACCGTACTTCAATACGGTGTTAACAATCAAGTTCTGCTGTAATGCACACGCCATATGCATCAGTACAGCCTCTGATGGTATATGCTTATCGATGTAAGCGTTCAATTCTTCCGAACTTTCGTAAGTATGGAATAAATTCGACTCGTGAATCGAAAGTGGTTTCTTAGTTTGATCGGTCATATCTTTCTCCTATAATTTTTTAACCTATAAATAGTATAAAGGGCATTTTAGCGAATTAAAGCAGTTAAGCAGAGTTTGGAAAAGGTTTCCAATAATCCGTTAAAACTGAATCTTTTGTTACGCAATCTAATTCTAAACAAGATCCACACGGTTCACCATTTTTTAACGGTGTAGTGTTACTCACTGTTACAACTAAACATTCTTTGCAACGCTTTTTGTATTTATACTCTTTCGTCATAATAATACTGCGTTCACAATCAGTCGAAAGTGGTTTAGTTTTATCATTCATAGATCAAATCTCCTATTTTAGTTCTAATATCCTGTTCATATTCTTCACTATCAACAGGATGGTCACTCTTTATAAGGTGAATATTAAAATCGATCATAGGTAGTTTTATCTCGTTAACTATTTCTTCCCACTCAGCAAACTCTTTAAATGCTTCTGCTTTAGTGTTCACGTGAGGTTCGTCTATCTTTCCATAGACTGGCTCATCGGGATAACCTCTATGCCATCTGTAGTCCTCAGCATTCGCTGATCTACCGTGTTTTCGTTTACTCTTTATAAAATAAATCATAATCAATCTCCATATAATTTTTACCTATATATAGTATAAAGCCGAGTATAGCGAATAAAAGCAGCCCTGCACTACCACCAGCACAACATTACCGCACCACGCTCACTCGCACAGCGTAATAATAATTCCAAGTCTTGGACTTCTTGATAACTATATTCATACGGTGAGGCATGATGTGTTTGATAAATAATCGTATCGGGTTCTAAAGTCAGTTCTTCTTCTCGAGCGTCCCATTCAATAGAGTGAAGTAGGTCAGCTAGGGCTTGAGCTTGTTCTTTTAACTCTTGAGCTGTAATATGAGCGTTTTCGCCTTCGATATGCCAAATACAATCTTCTTGCATCAACTCATCCATTAAAGGCTCGTAGAACTTACCTCGAAACGATCCGTCGGCACCAAAATTACTAAACATCCCACCGCATAAATTAATATCTTTTATACGTGGATCGTCTTCGTGCGTAAAATCTTTTCCACGGTCATTACCGTGTACAACATAACAATCTAATCCCATAATTATTCCTCCGTTGGATCTTTGTATTCTAAGTTATCTATTTCATCCCAAACTTTTTGAATCAGATCATGTATTTTATTTCCATCTTCTGAATCAAAAACATCCTCTGGGATTGCATAATCAAGTTTAATCATTGCCTTTCGTAAAGGCGATACTATTTTTTCTACTCCATCAGTCATCAGTTCATCTCCTTTTTATCAGGTATTGGTATAAATTGCATAAAAGGTTCTTCGACATGATCCTCAGGCATCCACTCGATAGTTGCTATATAACTATCCCAGAAAGCTTCCTGAAATGGAAGACTAGTAGTCGCACCATCTTCATCATAACCAACAACTATGGCTCGATTTGCTAATGGTTGATGAAACTGCGATAATTTGAAATATCGCATATCGTTTTTAAGTAATGCTTCATCGTCAACTATCACCATCGTATTATCACTTAATGTAACAATATCAATAGGTCCTTCAAGTTGCATAAATTTCTTAGCGTCGGCTAGAGTAGAGTCTTCTCGCAACTCTACTCTTGAAGTACTCAGCTCGAACGGGTCTATAAGTAGTCCGTGTATCATTGTGCGTACACATCCACGTCAGCTCGGAAATCTGTATTTCTAATTTCCGCTGAGACAATTTCTTCGATACCTTCTTCAGTCCACATAGCACCCTCTACTACATCGATACGAGCAGTTAATTCGGATAATACATTAAGAACTTTTTGCTCGGCTTCTTTCGATAAGTCAGCAGGATCGATTATTCGAGGCTGTAAGCTATCTAAGACATCAGTAATCTCGTGTAATGATCTTATCAAATCTGAATTAAAGTCGTTTGCATAAGACTGTTCTAAAAGACTGACGTTAGTTTTAAGGTCAGCCACCTGTTTTTGGATTTTTTCTATATCCATATCTTTCTCCTTTCTAGTTAGTGTTATTAAACCTATTTAATAACTAATACCATTATGCCTAAGAGTACCGCGAAGTAAAGCAGTACTAGAGAACAAGACTATACTTGACGATGATTTAAATCTTCGTCTTTTTTCCATAATCCATTTTCTAATTTACCTGTTCGTTTAGATATCTCTTTGTAAGCCGCTATCATGCACTCCTCGAGCGTTAAACCTTTTTGTTCAGCTAAAACGATCAAACAAACAACACAATCCCCTATCCCGTCTTTTAATCCAGGTGCATCATCGTAGGCGAGGGCTCGAGCTGTCTCACCGACTTCTTCTACAAGTTTCAACATTTGTTTTTCAGGTTGTATATCGGGACCATAAAGTAGACCACGTACTTCCGCCCAATCAACGATATCATCAATTACTTTCATCTCTCTCCTTTTTAGTTTCCATACACCAATGCCAAGCATCATTTTCCATATACATAAATGCTCGACATTCTTCCAACCTTTTTTCCCATTCATTTAAGTTATCTTTCTCATTTAGATTTGTATCTGTAATTGTTGTTGAGCAACCAATCAAACCAACTGCTACCAGAATTAACCATATAAATTTGTCCTTAAATATTTCAATCATATTTCTCTTCGTTTTCCTCTAATTTATTTAATTCCGTCCAAGCTATAAGATTAAATTCAGTAAAAACAGGGTCTTTAAAATTAAACTTTTGTAATCTTTCTAAACAATCTTCTGCTTTATTTTTATTGTTGAATATTTTAGTTCTAGTATTTTCATGCAATTCTGGTGTGTAGTACGCTCTCGCCATACCAAATTTAACTTCATATTTCATCTTCGTTTTCCTTAGATAAATCCCATAGTTCAGGATGCGGTCTAGGTGGTAGAGTTAAATCAAAAGATATTTGTTTTTTGTTTATTAGCCTGCGTAGAGCCTCATGAACGTGAAACATTTCTATACGTCCGTTTTCGCCCTCTGGCATCTTAAATGCTATTTTAATGGTAGCAATCGGATAATCTTGTGATTCGTCCGTATGTGAGATTCTATAGCCTACAGCACCCATCATATTAAAATCACTCATAATTCACCTCTGTTATATGATTCCTGGATAACTACATCTTTTTTGCGTTTATCCTCGTAAGTTTTAACAATCTTTCCACAGGGATAAGTTAAGAGCCAGTAGTCTTTGCTAAAATCTTTGCTCATGCTGGGGATGTTTTTCCTTTCAGTAGTTAATAAGAGTTTCGCTCTTTCTATCATTTCTTTATGTTGTGTCATAAGTCCTCCTAAAAATAAACAATTTCTACAATATTTGTTTCAAAACAATCAGCATCTTCTTCACTACTGCCTTCTTCTACTCTAATCTCGTTATGCCTTTTAAGCCAAGCGTCAAAGTTATTTGTTATGCCTTCAAAATACCGCTGACCCTCTTCTTGATCAACATAATGTATTACATATAATGTTTCTTTATCTTGTGTCATAAGTCCTCCTTATAATCGAAACCTTCCAACATAGCATCCACTATTTTGTCATAATCGATAACGTCATCGGCTTCTAATGTATCAAATAATAATCCAATAGAACGTTGTAGTCTATTACGATCCATACGTGCTAAATATTCTTCAGACGTTTGATCAGCAATATAAGGTTCTAAAGCTATGGCGATCGTCGCAACAGCTCGTTCTACAGGATTTAAATCAAACTTTCGTTTAGCTTTTCGTGGCATCTTCGTTTTCTTTCTTCAAACGATTAATCATCGTATTGAAAATATCGTTAACAACAACAGGTTCTTCTGTTTTGACCACGTTGGCTTCAACTTCTAGCTTTTTAAGGCGTTGAATTAACATTTTATTCACATCGAGTTGATTATTCATAAACTCTTGTGTTGAGCGTTGCGTTTTTACTAATAAATCGAGACTTTGTGTAATTGTATCGATCATTTGCATCATTTCATTCTTTTCCATCTATTTCTCCTTTCTTATTAATAAACTGTAAAAAGTGTGGCTTATCAGTCTCGGTATGCAAGTGTTTTAACTGACTAACTTAGCTTCTCCCTTATTCAACCCCGAATTTAATCTAGGTATTGGCTGATCAAACCAACCTTTGAAAAGTACCACGTTGAAGGTCTAGTAGTTTTGAGTCACTTCTCGGGATAACCTTCTCGCACCCGATGGCTGACTGTAAAAAAGTGTGGTGACGAGAGGATCTCGGTTTCCGCATATACCTCCGTTCATCCTAACCGACTCGAAAGTACAGGCTTTTACAAGGATCGGGACATCACCACGGTTTTGTGCCAGAGAGTCAAGCGGTCTAACTAAAAAACCCCGCTTGGTATCATTATTTAATGGAGTAGTCATATGAAACTCTCTGGGCTTATCAAACTTGTTCTAATAAACATAACTATATTATAAAGTACCAAAATTAGCAAAGTAAAGCACTATTTCACCTCTTTGATTCGTGCCATTGCTTTAGTTCTCCGATATATCGCACGACCACATTTTGGATCTAAAAAGATTGTAGGTGATAGAGTACCAAACCTATCTTTAGTTTGTACGTGTCGAGTTTCTCGCCAATCGACATCACCTTTTTCTAACACTTTGCGTAATAACTTAGCTTTCTTTAAGTTCATAATCCCGCTCCATACATTTTGACCATTCGTCACGTTTAACTTCTTCAGGATAGGCTGTATACAACTTATCCCGACATTCTTCAAACTGTTTACGCCAAACCGCAGGGTCGTATTTATCGTTCCATTCTTTAGTTTCTGGAACGTATGTTGCACATCCTGTAATTATAAACGCTGTTAATAATCGATAAATCATAATTCGTCTGACATTATATTGTCAGGTAAATCTACATGTGGTAGCTTGTTATAATCTTCGTATTCCATATCTAAAAAGAACCTTTCATTCTGTTCTGGATTAGGTCCTGGAATTACAAACATAGCTCTAACTTCTATATCGTTATGGTCGAGCGTGTAAGTAATTGGTAATTTGACTTTTTCTAAATCGTAGCCTAAGTCTAATAAAACTTCGTTAATCATCCCCACATCAGGATATCTGTTTTTGTTGGAGTCTTCGGCTTTTTGTGTAAGATTTTCTAATATCTCAATGGTTGCATATTTAACTTGTGCCATCTTTTTCCTCTAAACATCTTTCTTTTAATTCTTCATAGGTATCAAAAGCATTATGATTTTCTGTAAAATCATTTACCCAATCTATCAATCCCTCCCTAGTTATTATTTGGAAACTTTCATTAGTGCTATGATTAAAGAAATGTATTGGTTTAAAATCAGCTTTCATCTTCGTTCTCCTTAACAGTAAGTTATATTTTCAGCATCAAAATAAATTTGGTCTGCATCAATAGGAACATTAAAACTTTTGCAAACACTTTGCCAAGCTTCAAGGCTATCAAAATCATCTAAATACAAAGCTGTTTTATTCTTTGCATCTAATTCTGCGTTCTTGCATTCTCTAACTTGTGCCATCTTTTTCCTCTATAAGATTATCGATCGCTTCATACATAACATTATGTACTGCTTTTTCAAAAAGCTCGTGATCTTCATTATTAATTTGAATAAACGGATCTCTTAACATTGCGTGTATAACATGACGTGCTAAAACTGCCACGTTGGTTTTACACGTTAATCCGCTTTTCTTAGTTATTTCTATATCCATAATTTTCCCCTAAAAAATAAGTGCACAACGATCATCGCTGTGCACTTAACAGATTATACCTTTGCAAAGTAGTTTTCTGCAACAAGTCTTTTAGCATAAAATCTAAAAATCCTGAGTGGATCTTGACCTGTAGTCAGATTACCTTTCTTCACTGCAAGAGCTACTAGATCTTGTGCGGTAAAACTAGCAGAGTCTAATTCACTCTTTTTAGCTTCACTAGCAGTTAAAATCAAGGCTCTCATCTGCGGAGTAAAACCTTTGGCTTCAGGAACTTCACCTATGAACTTATATAAAGTTCTAGATGCTCCTTTGCCTGTTGAACTAGGCTTAGGAACTGCTGTTACTTTAGCTTTGCTCAAAGGTTTCGTTGCTGCTTTCGCAGGAACTCTCTTTGCAGAAGTGGGTGTAGATGTTGCTGTTTGCATATCTTTCTCCTTTCTTATGGTTAACAAATTCTAACTTGTGTTAGAACAACTATTAATAGTATGCCTACGAAATACGTGAAAGTAAAGCACTATAACGAGTACCTCATAGGCAGACTGTTTACAAGCTACGCCAAATACGGACGCCTGAGATTTCGTTTTCTAAACGATATCTAATAACAAACTTCCATTCGGGTTCTTGTTTTTTGCCAAAGCCTCGACTGGCTTGGGCTAAACGGTTTTTCATTCGCTGTGCATTATCATCTGCTTTAAGTGGAAAGAAGATAGAGTCACCTACTTTCATCTTAGCAAACGGATAACTTGTTTGCGAACGTTGATCCTCAGGTAAAGGTATACCTGATTCGATTATTGGTTCTTGCATTAGTGCACCTCCTTAGGTGGGTCGGAAAACTCAACTAGACCTTTTTCTTCTAGGTAATTTTTCCAGAACATTAAAATTAATGATTGATCGGTAATACCGTGTAGTTCTTGACAGCCTTGAGCAATCATCGTATCGCGTATGAGAGAAGCTAACTCATCGTTAGCTCCCTCAAACAGTGCTGACCAGACCATGGCTAAAACTTCACCATCAACTAAATATGATTTAGGGTCTTTCGGCATTATGCAGCCTCCGCATACTTCACAGCTAAATCTAGAGCTTTGGCTTTACGATTAGCCGCAGCACCAAACCACGAGCTGTGTAGAGCGTTGCCTTCGGTTACAGACTCACGTAAATGGTCTTCAACGTAGGTGATTGCGTTTAATGCACCCCACCACGTACCTTTAGCAGACTTCAGATTTGCACCTGGAGACTGTTCTAGAGCGTCAACTGCAAGAAGTGGAAACTTGTTAAATTTCTCAACAAGAGGTTCTTGCATACCTATCAACTTACCTTCAGCTTTAAGCTGTTGGTCGTGTTTATAAGCGGCAATCATATCAGGTTGATAAATTTCACCAACATACTCAAGGAACTGAGAATGTTTAGCTTTCTTCTTAGAGAGTAAATTTGCAGCTTCTCTAAACTCTGTCATACGTTCAGCAGATAGCCCTAGAGCTTCTTCTGCGATCTGTATAACATCGTCATCGAATGCTTTAACGTGTGGCATACGGAAAGACGCTGTGCCACCGTGTTGTAAAGCCATCGTTAAAGTGTTGTTGCAAACAACTCTAATAGGTGTTAACTTAATGGTCATTGCTCGACCAACTATGTGAGGTTGGTTAATAAGCAAATACCCTTTAATAAGGTCGTCACCCGCTAATTCGAAGTCTTCTGAGATTTTAGCTAAACCCCAAATTTCTCCACCGTCTTTCAAACTACCTGCGGTTTCCATGGTCATATGACCAGCATCCGTAAAGCGTTTAAAGAATTTGAATACGTCTTCATTCTGTATAGGGACATAGTCTCTACCACAATGCGATAGTATTCGGTTATCGCTATCTCGAACAACGTGGAAGGTATTTTCCGCTTGGATAAGACCTACATCGTCACTCCATTCAGGAGCGTCTATAGTATAACTAGGACGTTTGCTAACTGTCCAGTCTAACTGAGCCGCTTTCTGCATTTCAGATGGTTTAAGATTTGAATCCACCTCAACACCTAATCCGTGCCAAGGTACATCCCCCGTCCAAGCCATCGTTTCTACTTGGTGTGCCATAATTTTCTCCTTTCTAATGTGCATGGCTGCACTGGTTAATCACGTAGCCTATTAGCTACCTTTACCATTATAGGTACGAAAGCTACGAAAGTAAAGCACTAACAAGAGCATCCCAGTCGTAGGGAATCGTGAGAGTTACAAGAGCTTTTGATTTATATCCAGTCTTAACGAGGTCTTGAATTCCTGTAAGGCTGTCGATATGGTAGAGCTTGATCTCATCGTTTTTACGAGCCATAACAAATACTTGACCACCAAACGATGCACGTTTCGCTAACCACGATATTTGCATAGGTCGTAGAGTAAGAGCATTACCTGAATGTATTTCTTTGAGCTCGATCCAGAACTCTTTACCTTTGGCACAACCGTTAACGTCAGGAACACCTGCTCCTGTCATACCTGTTTCAATTCTTTGTAAATGTATTTCAGGTAGATTTGACCTTAATAAGAGCCATAAATTTTTTTCTTTCGCCATATTTCATTTTACGATAACGTTTCATAATCGAGCTTTTTGTTAAAATAGACCAACGTTCATTAAAAGAACGATTTCTTCGATGTTTAGATATATTTGGAGGTCGCCGCCAATCAATAAGTCTCAATTTCTTTAATTTAAACGATAAAGGATCAGGTCTGTATACAGTACCGTCTGAATATCTAGGTGTTGTATGTTCTTCATGTAATACACGATTGAGCCATTGCATATCTTCTTGTACATAGGGTTCATCGGTCGCTAAATATTCTATATGCTCTAAAATATCGTTATCTATAACCGCTTCGTCATAAGCACAACAAGACCAATTTTGATATTTATTTGATAATATCTGTTTACGTTTGCCTGATCCATAAGTCGAATATGGGTCTTTATTTTTAGAGTACTGATGTTGTTTTTGACAATGCTTAGAACAATAATTTAATAACCCTGATTCTTTCCTATCGAACTCTACGGAACAATATACACACGATCGAGGAATGTCTACAACGGGTTTTTTATTTTCATTATTATGAAACGTATTATTACACTCTACACTACAAAACTTTCGTCTTTGTCCGTATAAAGTTTTCGAACATACCCTACACTCTCCGTTGTTCGGTATTTCTATTTGTGTATTACTTGCTAAAAACATATACCTTAAATATAAAAGGCAAAGTTTAGAAAGTAAAGCACTGTCTTAGCCTGACCAATCCCACCCAGTATGAGGGGCTGTTTTTTGATTATTAGCAATAAGCTTTATATCTCGTTCTTTTAACCAGTCGTCGAAAGCACGTTTAGTCTGATCAAGGTCCTGGTACAACGTTTTAAATTCAGACCATTTGTTCCGAGCAATTTGTGTACCATAGTAATAATCACCTTCACCGAGTTTACAGCGTGTAATAATCTGCCACACACGTTGTTTGGTTAAATTATGCTCTTTACCCATTTGTTCTAGAGTAGTAGAGCTGTTAATCCATTGTTGGTACATTTGTCTGTACTTAATGGAGTATTCTTTAGCTTTTTCTTGTGAGATACCTTTCATTTTATTTCCTTTGTTTCGCCCCATGAACTTCCGAGTTCCTTATCCACTAGCAGGGGTACTGCAAGTTCTACACAAGTTTCCATTATTTCTGCAATCTTGTCAGCTTGTTCAGTGTTCTCTACCGAGATATCAACCTCATCGTGGACTTGTAGGTGAGGAACAATTCCTTCCTCCCACAGACCGAGCATTGCTAACTTCGTCATGTCAGCAGCCGATCCTTGAATCAACCGATTCAGAGCCTTGTATGTATATGATCTTTTTAAATTATCACCGTATTTTTCCTGTGCTTCTTCGTACGGTAGAGGTAGAGTGCGTTCATATCTATCTTCCCATAGATTAAACCTACAGCGTCTACCAGCAAACGTTCGTATATAGCCACGTTCCATGGCTACTCTTGCACACTGATCTTGTAACCCTCGTATAAAGGGAACTTTATTATGATACTGCTGAAATAACCCCTCAGCTTCCGTATCGTCTATCCCTAGCTCTTTAATAAGCTTTTCTTTACCCATCCCATAGCTAAGTCCTAAGTTAATCGTCTTAGCCTGTTTACGCGGTATATTAGCCATATCTGCAACGATTTGGTGGAAGTCCGCGTTCTTTTCTGTATACTCTGTCACAGCCTCTTTAGCCCCTGCTAAGTTCATTCGATCAGCGTAATGAACGGTAAGCCTTGGCTCTTGTTGTGAGTAATCGAATATACCCCACTGACAATCTTCCTCTGGAATAAACAAAGAGCGTATTAAATTACCGATCTCTGGATCTCTTGCAGGAACTTGTTGTAGATTAGGATTACTATAACTAAATCGACCACTAACCGTGCCTCCACGATCGTTACGCATAGCATGAGCTTCTGCGTGTATACGACCATTGAAACAGTGATCTTTAATCATCTTATCGATGAAAGTAGTTCTAGCTTTATTAAGTTTCCTTGCTCGAACAATAAGTTGTGGTAACTCGTGTTCGTGTCCTTCTAACCAGTCTTTTTGAAAACTAGCCATACCTTTTGCTGTTCTAGGAAACCATATCTTGTTCTTTTCAAAGATAGCTTCTAACGATGCATTAGCCCATAAACTAACTTCTGCACCGTATTTACGTTTAATCTCAACCTGTAACTTTTGTTCTTCGATCGATAACTTTTTACTAACGTCGTCAGCTTTTTGTTCATCGATTCTAACCCCTCTCCACCGCATTTCTAACAATAGAGGAATAAGTCGGCATTCCATGTCGAGTATCTTTTCTAACCCTTGTTCTTGAACTTCGATCTTTAATTTTTGCCAAAGTTTTAGAGTTAGTGCTGCATCTTGCTCACCGTAAGGTCCAACGAACTTAGACGGTAGTTTATACATTTCTGATTTAGGATTTACCCCAAACGATAGAGCAGCGTTTTGTAATAACGATTCATCTTTCTTTTCGTTACAGTAAAACTCACCGAGGTTATCTAAAGAATAAGAATACCTATTCTCGTTTACTAAGGGAGCCGCTACGATCGTATCTAATATTTTACCGCCTACGTGTACGCCTTCTCTACGGAGCCACCCTACGTCGTATAAGGCGTTATGAAATATAACGTCTCGTTTTTCCGATGCTAGAGTGTTTTTTAACCAACGTAATACAATATCTTCGTCAAGATTACCTCCGCCAGCATGACGGATCGGGAAGTAACCCTTCCAACCCTCTGTTGCAACACCAATACCCACGATATGCCCACGACCTGTAGCCCATCCTGGACCACAAGTCATGAGATGTGGATCGTAAGTTTCTAAATCTACTGCGATCGTTTCTGTCTCAGAAAACTGAGGAAAAACTTCTGGAATAGACCAATCACTTGTTGGAGCGAACATAGGGGCTTGTAAAGTCACTTCTTCTTTTTAATCCTCGTGACTTTAGTTTTCTTAGCTTTTGGCTTTTTTGCAGAAGCTTTTTTCTTAGGAGCTTTTCCACCCACCCAAGCTTCGTTAACATCTGGAGTAGACTTATCATCTGCCTTATATGTTCCCTTTTTCGTTCTAGCTCGTTTAGGAGCTTCTTTTACAGCTTCATAGATTTTCCCTGCTTTAATTTCGTCATCAAACTTCTTTAAAACAACTTCAGCATCTTTGATTGCTTTTTCTAGAACTTTTTCCTTTACACCTTTTTTAGGTTGTAGTTCTTCTTTTGGTAAAGGCTTGAAAAAGTTTAATACTTTTGTCAACCAACTATCTGTATTACTCATTAGTAATCCTCCTTGCCGTCTTCTGCGGCATAATTAACATCGTCAGCTTCAACGCTAACCTCATTAGTACTAGCTAAAATAAATTCTTCAACTAATAATAAATATCTACGTAAGTCTCGAATATCATCGAGTAGACCTGCTTCGCCTTTGTAGACTTCACCTGCCTCGAATACATCCCACCCGTGCTTTTCAGACTGGTGTTCTATACGATCGAACTTACGTGCCAACATCATAAAAGCACCGACACCTCCACGACGTCTCCAAGAATCACCGTACGAAGTCTCTGCTCGTTTAAGAGCTTCAAGATCGTTTTGGGCAATTTCTTTCATCTTTTCCCATTTATTGCTCATTTGTTTTCTCCTATATCCGCATTGTTTAAAGTATAGGCAGTGTCTCGTTTGCGGATCCATTCAAAACACGCCTCCATCCAATCGAGAGCTTTAATAGACTGTACTTCTCGATATGAATTCAAATAATCTCTTTCTTTATGATAATAAAATGCTTTTAACATAGGGATTGCTATGTCTGGGAAAATACGATTATCCCATTCAATATCATCTGTTCTTTTTAAAATTTCTTTTGCGTCATATCTAAAAGAATCAAAATAATCGAAAAAGAACCGTAACTCTCTATTAAAAGAATCAACCTCATTAATTAAGGGCATGGGTTCATAATCAATAAGATCATAATGATTTTTCTGATGTCTATAAGTATAGACATCTAGTTCCATTTCTTTTACCTTCTTCCACACTGGTGTATTAGGGTAGATATGAAAACTATCACTAATTTGAGTATAGTCCCCCATAGAGAGATTTAAATGTTGAGCCATGTATTCTTGTAACATAGACATATGCACTACGTTCGCACCATAAGCCCCCCAAAGCATATCGTTAGAACGATTACAAACGGTCATACATAACTTACCATCACGTACCTTAAAATAAATATTCGTATTACAAGGTACATCCTTACGTTCTTTTTTCTTATTACAAGCTCTCGCTAAATCTTCCTTAGGATCCCACATCTGTAAAACTGCTCGTCTTTCGTAAGGGTTTTCTTTTAACAAACGAATCAATGTAGCTAACTGATCTTTTTTCCAATAACTTCTCCATCGCCAACCATACGCCCCCCATAAAGTTTCACCGTCGTCAGAAAAATCTTCCATCGACTTAACAAAATAAGTTAGTGGTTCTAGGTCGTTATGACCATCAAGCATCCATAATCCTTCTATAAAATGAAAAAATGGATTAGCATCTCTTTGTTTTATTAAACAAACTCTTTCCCACGGTTTTTTGTATACCGTAGTTACAGGTGTATTGGCTTCATACGTTATACCATTACGACTTTCCTGTATTCTGTATTCGGTAGAATCTTGAAATAAATCGATACCTCTTTCTAACGCGTCGTTTACGTTTCTTGCATTAATTACTTTCATAACGTATCTTGATAAGCTCCTACGATTACACTGATGACATAACTTATATCATCCTCACTTAACACTGGAATTTTTCTTTTAATAAAAGCTATCGCAAGTCGTTCATTTGCGGGTACTTTTAGAAAGAAAGATACTTCCAAAAACTGTGTGTAATATATATCTATTTCGTCACCATAGTCTTGCAATAAATCTATTGCGTGATCACTCATTTTACCCATATTTACTTTCTCCTATTGTATTTAGATCTTCGATAATTGGAAGATCATTATGTTTATACACCGATCGTGTTCTCCCCTCGTTCTTATATATTCGAGAGTATTTATCGAACTCACATAAACCCCCTTCGATCTCTCGCATTTCATAATTAGCACCGTTTCTAAAAATTATTGAAGGAGCTAATATTTTCTTTACTTGTTCAAATAGGTCTTGCATTTCCTCACACCACGGATGACTTTTACGACAATAATCTAACGGTCTTCCTGTAAGACGATTAAGTCCTCGCATAGCTCCTGGACCTGCATTAGCCCACGTCATAATATCGTTAGCGTTCTCTAACAAATACGTATGCCTTAAATCAGTAACAACTTCGTACGCCATAAATGGACCCATGTATGGATAATCTCTAAGAATTAACCACGTTGCTTCTAAGGAAGATTCACCTTTTGCTAACTTTTCATGCATTCTGGCTAAAATAGATTCTTTAGCTTTCCAAATATGAGATACACATTCAGCAACTCCTGTTACTTTATCCATACCGTTTGGTGTTTTAATAATGTAAGCACCCGTGATCCATTTAGTTTGTTTAGTTATTTCATAAATAGCTTTCTTTCTATTCCATTTACGTAATAGATTATGATCGATTAAAGTTCTCCCTGTTTCTATTAAATTAAACCAACGGAATATAATCGTAGCCATAAGAACGTCTTCTTCGTTTCGCATAGGCTCTCTTATATGTGTTCTAAACCAACGTGTTGTACGATCATCTTCTCTAAACACTTGGCAAAACTTGAACTCCTGCAGAATCGGATCGTCAGTCCAGGGAGGGGAAAGAACTGCAGATTCTTTTTTGATACGTATTGACTCACGTTCAGTTTGCCAATAGCAATAACGATCCAACTCTGCGGGAATAAACTTAGTCATTATTTTTTACGTAACACCCATGAACAGTTATTTGCATATTCAGGATAAAACGTTGCAGCAACAACTCGTAAAAATTGTCTACCATATCTGTTTTGTAATCTATTGAATTGTTTCGGAGTCCAACCGTCCCATTCGTGTTCGCCTTCGGCGTCTTTTTTCATAGCTTTCTTTAAATTAGGTAGCTGTATAAACGTACCTGTTACGTCAACTATTTCGAAGTTCCTTTCTAATTCTTCTTTTAGTTCTTGGAAACCCCACTCGTATACGTGGTCTTCAGGAAGTTTATCATTAGAGCCGTCGTGGTTAGGCGTAGATACAAAAGCTAATCCATTCGGTCGCATAACCCTAGTTGCATCGTCTAACCATGCACTAATAAACTCTCTCCCCATGTGTTCAATAACTTCTGTCGTCCAGAAAAAATCTATACTTTCATCTTCTAAATCGAACACAGGGTTTACAGTTAAATCTTGTATACGTATTTCACCGTTAAAGTTCTGAAACCATGTAGAATCAGCCAACTCTCCACCCGCATTAGACCAAAAAGGATTTTCTAATTCACAAGCAGGGTCAATATCGTAGCCATAATACGATCTGATAATATCTGATTTCTTTACGACATAAGCTTTATATAGATTTCTAAGCGTCCAACACTCACCGCAACCAACTTCAAACGTATCAAGAGGTCTTTCTAACCGTTTAGCTTCAGCGATACACATAGAAGCAATCTTATCGAACCGACTCATATGAGCGAGTTCATCAGGTCTCCAGTTTGCTAATACACCTGCACTAGCGATATCCATTCTAGTATTTTTACTGTCGTTTTCGTTAACAGTTAATTTCTTTCTTATTGATGACATATTTTTCTCCTTATTTAATAAAATATTATCCTTTACTTTTATATACAAAGTAAAGTACTTTCACATTTGATAGCATTTTGTTGTTTTAGGCTCTATTAAATACAAATTTTCTTTTGTTCGTGTAATACCAACATAAAACACTCTGTTTTCTTCATCAGGGTTTTGTTGGTAATTTTTATATACCCTTGTAGTTATATCGGTAAGTAATACAACGTTAGTGGCTTCCCCACCTTTAGCTGCATGAATCGTAGACAATCGTATACGTGGTTGTTTAGTAATCTTTTCTCCTCTACGTAACATGGCTCTTATGTAACTAACCTCTTTAGGACTTAATAATGTAAAAACATCATACCAAACACCATCAGGCAAGTCTGGTAAATGACTTTTGAAATCTTCGTACTGTAAAACTAAATCAGTATCTAATAAATCTAGTTTCTTAGGTGTTTTAACTTTGATATATTTTAAAATATTAGCGCATTCCGCCAAAGTTACTGTTTGACCTTTACGTAATCGTTCCCAATAAACAACCGCTCTAACTTTTGCTTCTGAAATAGACGGTCGACCTTTGACTTCGAAGAACCAACCTTCGTTTCTACAGTATTCATCAACCCCCTCTAACAAATAATTTGTTCTAGCTAAGACTAACCAATCACCTTGATCCATATTTACCTGTTCTATCGTAGCTTCCCAACGAACTAATCCTTCGTCTGTTCTAGGTTTCCATTCTTTATAAATACGTGAACCGACTTGACCTATACACTGACTAGCAACTTTGTGTACAGAAGAAGGTACTCGGTACGATTGTTTTAATACCATAGCGTCTGTAGAATTTTCTATAAGATACTCTACGTCAGCTCCCGCCCATTTATAAATAGCTTGGTCATCATCTCCTGCCACATAAATCTTTTTGGCTTTTTCTGCTAGTTTACGCACCACTGACCATTGCAAAGGAGAAAGGTCTTGTGCTTCATCTACGAACATAACATCTAATGCAGGTATATCACCGTCAACTAAGAAATTTTGTAACATATCCGTATAATCAACAAGCAGCCGATCTTCTTTAAATAACTTCAATCCTCGAGCAAAACGTTCTAGCTCAAACCAACCTACCGCATCTTCAACCTCGTGCCATTGTTCTTTTAGTGGTACATCTCTCATCCTAGCTAAGTTTTCTATAAACGCTAAACGATCATCATGCGTCATACCAAATAAATGACCATCGTCAGAAGTCGTCCTACCTGTAAGTTTTAAATTAAGTTTTTCATTTAAATCAGATATATCTGAGCCACTTACTACGCTTTCTCTAGTAAGTCCTAGTTGTCTAAAAGCTAATGAATGTAAAGTACGGAAAAATGGCAGTTGTTTATTAGTAATACTAAAGCGATTCATAGCTCTTTCTTTACCTTCGTTTACTGCTTTTTTAGTAAATGTGAAAAACCCAATACGTTCAGGTTCAGTACCATTTTCTAGTTCGTCTTCAATTAAACCAAGCAATGTACTGGTTTTCCCTGTTCCTGGCGGTCCAAGAATAACTTGTGTGTGGCTAGGCAGGGTCATTCTCAAAACCGTGATAGACCTCAACATAAGTATTACAATTAGGACAACTAAGATTAGTTACAATATCGTACTCATCATCGTCTTCTATATCATGATCACCACCCCAAATTAATTCTGTATTACAGTGCCAACAATTCATAATCCGCTCCTAAAAGTTAAATTAACTCTTTCTTCCGCTCCTACTAAATCAGGAACAGCGTGAGTTGATTTCATCTGTGAGTGTCCATCGAACATAATTACATCACCGTGATCAAGAAGATATAACTTCTCATCTTTTACAAAATTTTCCTTAAAATCTACATCACTGGTATTTGTATGTCGTTTTATATTATTTTGATAAGTTCTCCAAGCAAAAACTCTAGGTGCACCAAAACTTAAAGAAACGACTACGTCATTAAGAGTAGGCACAGTATCGCTGTGGTGTGGTATACCTTTATCATCAGGATAAAAACCACATAAACAAAAAGTAAATTTGATCTCTTTATCGAAAACTCTGGAAGCTACATCTTCTGCCGCAACCTTGATTAATTGCATTTTATGAGTCCATGGTTCAGGCTCATATAACTTACCTGCGTAATTAAAAGTTGAATCACCAAACCCACGAGTCGGTCGACCTTTAACCATCGTACCTTCGAACATACGTTCACGAGGATCATCCCATTTATCTATCCCGTGTTCGAATTCAGAAAAGATATGTTTAATGTGTTTAATCATAATAAGTTATCGTTAAATTCTGGTAAATCGTGTGGCTCATCTTGAGCTTTAAATTCTTCTATATACCAAACGTTTACTCCTCGTCCTTTTATGTTAAAAAAGTGTGGCTCTCCATGTAGTTGTTTTAGTTTAGATGTTAATTTATTTCTTTGATAGTCTTTAAAGTTATGTCTATGTAAATATTCCATTAAATCACCAAGTCTAAAATAGGTTTTACCATTATCTGTCCATGGTTTATGCAATAAAAGCTCATCACGTTCTCTCGCAGGTCGTTCTGTACAAAAATTTTCTAATAACTCTAAAAAATGCCCTTCTGTGGAGCTTTCTTTAGGAACTTCGACCACGGTTAACGCATCTAGGAGCTGCTGGATGATTTGTCTCCAGACGTTTTCCTTAACTTTCTGAGGTATCTTATTTAAAGAATCCATACACTTTCTTTGAAATCTGTTTTGATTTAGTAAGTCATCTGTCTCTAATTCTAGTCTGCCACCTTCCACATCTAAGAACCAAATCGGTGGATCACTATCTTGTTTAGTTAAATTACTAAATAAAGGTGTGCCACCATTAGCACCAATTCCATATTTACGTGTTCGGCATAGCGGACTATTACAATGACTAGCTATCGGCTGATCATTACATTTATAAAAGTAATCTTTTCGTTGTACTTGCTTACCCACGGTCAAAACTTCTTGTGCTCCTAACGGTGGTTGCATATATTTTATATTTACATCTTCTAACCTTTTTTCCCAATCATCTGGATATTTCTTTCTAAGGAACACTCCTACATTAAACAATCCTGAATTACGTGTACCTTTAGGAAACCCCTGTACAATTAAATGCTGTATACACGGAGGTGACTGATCTAGCCAATCAATAGCTTCGTTTAATGGACTAGCTTCCAATTTTTCTAACTCATCTGGAGTTAAAGCTAATTCAGATGCGAAATTAAGGAATTCTTCTGGACTTAATGCTCCACCATCTCTACCGTAGGCATAACGTGTTGAGTTCTCTCCTCCGAAGTAGGGCATATTTAAAGTACTACCTCTATCACCGCGTTCTAATAATAGTTGTGTTTGTTTAGGAAATATTTCTGCTTGACCGTAGCCGATTGCCGCGGCTAGTTGTCTAAGCTTTCGTTGTAGCATCGAAGCCGCAACAGGTTCTTGTAGGAAGATATAGATATGTGCTCCTCCGCTTTTACTTCGACAAAGTATTAGAGGTAATTCTTGTTTAGCTAGTTTCTTAGCGAGATCTTTTAAATCAAGTTGATACTCATCAACATCGATCGCTCCCCAGACACAGCTGTTGTTTTCATCTATCGCTACAATACCTACGCTTTGATGACCTGACAAGTGGTCATCCCACAGCTTCAGAAGATCTTTATCAGATAACTCCTTAGATATGGTGATGTTTTTACCACTTGCCTTGCCATCCTCTCGAGTTTCATCACTTGCGGTAAATGTACCGTAAGCTTTCCGCAATCCAGCATAGCGTGTAGCAAATTTCTCTGCCAACGACATAAACCCCCTCCTTGTTAGATTGCGTCGTCAAACGTAGTGTCTTTTACGTCATCTCTTTGATGTTCCTCTTTTACTTGAACGTCTCCTGATCTAGCCGCAGACATAAAGTCTTTAGCCATCATCGCAACAGGTATCTCGGTAGCACCTTCTTGATTTACAGAATATCCGTTCCAACTACCTTTATCGTTAGATTGTGTAGTTGTAGTAAGTCTATAAGTATAAGCAAACATAGGAGCTTCTACAGACTCACCCTTGCTGTTTTCTACTCTAGCCATTCTTAACATCGTTAACCATTTTCTAGCAACACCTAATTGTGTTGAAGTAAACGTTACTACTGCTTGTTGAGGAGCATCCCCGTGTAGAACTAATACAAAAAACTGTGCAGTTTCTACTATCTCGTTACCTTCTGGTGTATAAGACCGTCTAGTTTCAGGATCTTTAGTACATTTAGATAAGATTGAAATGTCATGGTTAGCGTTTACTAGACCACCACCTTTTTCTCTAGGAATCCATTCGATGTACTTTTTATTATAAGCACAAGGAACGATAACTATTCCTTCTTCTCCGTCATACGCTTCACCTGTAACAGTGTTGTACAGATCCCCTGCACTCGCACCTTGTACATAACTACCGTGTTGTTTTTGTAGTTGTGGTGACATGGGTTGAAGAACTCTTATAAAGGGGATAGCAAAATCCTCAGTTGTAGTATCTTCTAGTCCTGTACCGCCTGACAATAAAGTATCGTCAAAAGTGCTGATAGCGGTGTTTTTTGTTTCAGCTATATCTTTTTTATCTGTCATAATTAATCCTTTTTAATGGTTGCTTTAGTACCTATATAGATACCAAAAGGTTCGGTTGGTATATCGTTACCCGAAGTAAACTGCTCTTTTACAAAAGCTTTTAATGTACTCGGATGAACACTTTGTCGCACTTCTGGTGATAGACCTCTAGATTGCAGAGCCGAAACAGTTTCGTCTACGACTGTGCTTTCCTCACGTCCGAACTTTAAAAGAACTTCGTTCTTTATAAGTCCTTCGTGACCGTTTTCTACTAACCACTGATATGCTACTTCTTGGTTTGCCTTCGATATATGAGCGTTATAGAACTCACTAATAGAGATTTTTTCTCCAGTATTAAGTACTATTTGATTAAGACCTGCTGCTTGCATCGCGTCAGGTAGTTCTTGCTCCGAAGTTAAACGAAGTTCTTCTTTCTTAGCTTTGAGATCTTCTTCTAACGAAGCTACTTGCCTAGCTAGTTGAAGTTGTTTCTTGGCTAAGTCAGAAACTAAATTAAGTTCTCCATCAGATACTTCATTCGTCCATTCTTCAACGGATTCCGTACCGACTAAGTCCTCAAAAGTTGGTTTATTCATCTATTTCTCCTTTCTGGTGTAGATCGATATCAACAGGATAATATAAACTCTCCTGTCGATCCCACTTTAATATACTATATCTACCTCGGTTATAAAATGCAGCGATAGAACACGCTACGCCAATGGCGGCAGGATCGCCTATTAATAGTAAGTAATCTCCTTCTTTGAAGTCCTGTAAGAGTTTTTTCATCCTACGAACTGAAGGAGCAGCACTTAACATAATTTGTGTATTAGAAGGTAACAGAACTTGAAAATCACCGTAGCTTCTAGCCGAGGCAATGTTTCGTCCTGGAATCTCCTGTACGACATATACTGTCACTTTTTTTCTCCTTTCTTATTTCTAGAACTTAAATAATATCTAGCAATTACGACAAAGTAAAGCTATTAGTTATATAGTAGTTTTAAGAATAAAAAAGTTTATAGGAAAAATTTTTCAAAAACTACTAATATCGGTAATAATCTAATAGATTTTTAAGCAAAGCCAGTGTTTAAGAGCATCACAGTCTATTAGATTGTACGATTCAATCTATTAGAAACTACTAATTCTATTAGAGGGCATGAGAAAACTATTTATTTTGGGGCTTTTTATAAGTAAATTGTAATATATAATGGGACCTAGAAATTAGAAAGAGTATGCAATACAAGTTTAAAACCAAGCCTTATGAGCATCAGCTTGAGGCGTTAAAAAGATCATGGAATAAGAGAGAATACGCTTATTTTATGGAAATGGGTACAGGTAAATCTAAAGTACTTATAGATAATATCGCACTTCTATATGATAAAGGTGGGATAAACGCGGCTATCATCGTAGCACCCAAAGGGGTCTATCGGAACTGGTCTGAAAAAGAAATACCTGCTCATATGCCTGACCACGTAGAACGAGACGTAGCAGTATGGAACCCTGCACCTACGGTAAAACAAAAAACAGAACTAATGAAGTTGTTCGAAGTGTCGCCTGAACTTAAAATATTGGTTGTTAATGTAGAAGCTTTTAGTACGAAGAAAGGTGTAGCTTTTGTTGAAAGGTTTATATTAGCTCACAACACACTGATCGCGGTCGATGAATCTACGACTATTAAGAATCCTAAAGCACAAAGAACTAAGAACTTATTAAAGTTAGCTCTTAATACAAAGTATCGTAGAATCCTTACAGGTTTTCCCGTAACGCAATCACCGTTAGATTTATATAGTC